TCAAATAACCAGCTTAACCCATTCCTGACCTCGAGTATCGTTATAGCGATCGGTGGTTGCCTGGACTTTATGTCCTAGTAATGTTTTTGTATCGATACCCTGTGCACGGTACAGCCGTTCTGATAGAGAGCGTTGTTCATGAAATGTTGGCGGAGTTTTTCCTGCTGGTGGAATTATCCCAGCCAGATCCCGTGCTTTGGCAAAGTAGTCGCTCAGGTTGTCTTTACTCATCGGCTTCGGTTGTTTCTGGTGCCGACTATGGATTAGATATGGACTTAATATTCTGTCTCGGCACCCATCAATAACTTCTTTTAACGTTATCCCAATGGCATCACAGCGTAGTGTAAGCGGTAACGCCAGACGCATTCCGGTTTTTCCCTGGGTGATATGCAAGTGTTCGTTCCACACATCTGAAAAACGCATGTGGCAAATGTCATCACGGCGCTGACCAGTAACAATCGCAAGAAGCATTGCGTTACGGATAAAGTGTTTTTCAGGCGTTGCATTGTAAATTTTTTGCCAGTCTTCCATGGTGAGCCTGGCTCTGGTTACTTTAGGGATCGGTTTACGGGTAGCCTCCGGAGGATTCCATCCAGGAGGAACTTCCCCTGCATGCTGTGCTTCTTTATAAATATCAACCCATAATCCACGATTTACTCTCGCTGTGCTGACCATGTCTTTATCCAGCCACTCATCCAGTATTAATGCAAAGTCTCTTACTTCCAGTTCTTTCAATGGGTGGTTTCCCAGACGGGAAACCAGGTATGCAGCCATTCGAGTTTTTTCTTTGTGAGTTGTAGCTGCAATATCTCCATTTTTCAGTCGCGTGTCCTGTATTTTCAGATATCGATCAACCCATGCCTTTAATCTGATACCCCGACGTTTTGTTGCTGACGGACTTTCATCAATTTTGCGCATGAAATATTCAGCTTCTGCTGCAGCTATTCGCTGATTGGCTGTGGAAGCGATTTTTTCTGCCTTACCTTTGTCTGTTCCGAGTCCGTGAAATTTTCCAGTCACAGGATTTTTATACTGGTAGTAAACTCTGCCAGTTCTGCGATCAAACTTTTCGTAAAGACCGGCTACGTCAGTGCTGTTTTTTCGTGGCCTCGGTGACATGAGTTAAAATCTCCTTCAGTGCATCATCATCGGCAGTATGAATTTCCGGCGCAATTCCTGTTTCACCAGGCCCAACAAATACTGCTCGGCGATCTATCAGCCAACGCCCACGAATTTTTTGTGGTCTTGGAACGATGTATCCTAGTTTTCCGTATTTCACCAGGGTAGTGTTTGTTATTGGGAGACTGAACCGTTTTGGTTTCCACTCGTCGAGCGTTATCAGGTACTGTTCGCTCATGGCTATCACTCCGGAACGCGCCAGTTGCAGAATATCAACGATAACTGGCGACGGTTGAACATTAAAAATCAGCCTGACTCGGGATCAGTTTTTGCCAGATAACTGAAACGTATTTTGCCTGGTAACGGGCGTCATCAAGTGCATTATGGCGCTCACCTTCGAATGGGATAGCAGTTCTGGCATCGAAGTCTATGGCTTTCCCCAGCTCAACGATTGTGCGTACATCGCGATCGTTGTAGTAACGCCACGGGCAGGGGATCCCTGCCGTTCGTATGAACGGCGCAAAATCGTGTTGTCGAAGTTGGCTCCATTTCCCCAGACCTGAACAAAAAATTCACCGGAGTTTTCGTCGATAAATTCCCGCAATTGTAACAGTGCATCATCTAACGGGATTTCATCGGTCATAATGGCAGATTGCGCTTCGCGTGATTGCTTAAGCCACCATTTAATGGTGTCCCGATCAATGACCCCGCCAGCAGTTTCCAGAACGATAGTCTTACTAAATTCCGGTCCCATATCTCCGGTTTGCGGATCGAAAAATATTGCACCTATTGAGATGATCGGGGCATCAGGATTTTTTCCCATGGTTTCAAGGTCGATCATTAGATGGTCACACGTCCTGCTGGTGGATGTGATTTCTTGATGACCATTCACCTTAATTGAGTGATCTGCCGTCTCGCCAGTTTAATTATCGCTATCGTGATGCTGATTGCCGCCAGTGTTCTCCTTGTGTGGATGTTCAGCGCCTTCCATTTCCTCCGGATCATCTTCCTGAACTTCAACCTGATACTCTTCATCGAATGTTTCCTGGTATGTTGCGTCGCCCATCACCGCGCCACAATCAGGGCAGTTGCCGCCGCCGGTCTGACCGCAGGCGGTGCAGACTTTTTCCACTTCCTGTTGCGCCACTGGTTCAGGCTGTTTCGTTTCTGGCTCGTTTTGTAACGCATTTGGGCTGTTTTGTTCTGCTTTTTGGTAGTTCCGTTCCGATTCATGCTGGTTCTGGTTTACAGAATCGCGGGTCTGGATCCCTTAACCCATTTCGGATCATTCGGGTCGCTAATCCCTGCAACAAATTCTCCGCGAGAGGCAGCAAGCAACTTATCGGCGTCAGGCTGGCTGATATTGGCTGCCTGCATAATTTTGTTTACTTCGTCAGCGGTAACTTTTACCGGCTCTGGTTGTGCGGTCGTGTCAGATGCACCAATATTTTGTTGTGAACCTGAGTACGTGCCGTTTTTACGTGCGAAGTATTCCTCTTTTGTGATTTCCGTAGCTCCCAAGGCTAGTGCTTTTTCCAGACCAGAAAGTTTGTTTGCGCGACCGTATTTTTCGCCATCCTTGTCGGTGAAGAGGAAGTAGAACGGCCCCTCACGCTCTACAGATGGTTCGACTTCCACTTTGCATTCGGTTTTTTCGTTGTCCGGAATTGCCGTTTCCACTGCATCAGTTTCTGGTACTGGCGACGAGAGAGTATCAGTTGCGCTCTGATTTCTTCCTTCATCTTCAAACACGCCCTTTGTAGTCAGGTATTCAGTAATGTATTTGTTCAGTGCCACAGGGTCTTTGTGAATGTCGATCGGACGTTCACGGACAAGGCCAAAAATAGTCTGGCGGTCGTAGCGAAGGGCATCAGGCTGTTTGCGCATTGATGCCGAGATACGCTTCCAGTCTTCGCGGTCGTTGTCGATAACTTCATTTTTTGCCCAGCGATGGATGCTGCCGTCAATGTTTCCGGCATCCACATCACCAGGCCAGAGAGCGTAGGCCAGTTCGTCATCCAGTGTTTTCCATGTCTGCTTGTATTCGCGATGAATGGCAGCAATGACCGGGCTGATTTTTCCTGTTGAATTTTCACTGTGCTGTTGATTGGTTCTGGCGCGGGCGAGATCAACAACAGATGTGTATTTTCCGGTTTCCTTGCGTTCACCTTCGCGACGTTTTTTCCAGATGCGCATCTCTGCCTGAATTTCGGGCCATTTGGCACTAGGCTTACATTTATGCTTAACCCACCCGATGGCATGCAGCTTAAGCTCCGGATACATGGCGTTAACTTCTGGCATTTTCATCAACGCTTCAACGATATGTCCGTCGAATGTTGCCATGTCTTCCTGCAACAATTCCTGTGCGCTAATAACCATATCAGCGTTCTGTGCTTCAGGGCCAGCTTGTCAAAAGTGACGTTCATCGGATCTGATTCAGTCTCAACCGGGACAAAGGAAGCAGACGCCTCATCCCAGCGGTTTTCCTGCATATATTCAGCATCCCAGGAATCGAGGGCAGGGCGGGGTATGCCGGGTTTATCCTCACAGACAATAAATTTATAAGCGCAGTCCTGAGCAGCCGGATAATGTTCCAGGAATTGCCAGTGAAATTTTGCGCGGGCGCGACGTTCATCACCGGCTTCAATGGCAGTGGCTACAGCGACTGCACCTTCTTCCTTTATTGCCTGTTCGTCCGGAATGGCGGCGCAAATAAAGACTTTACTCATTTTGTTTTACCTCATTACAGATTTAAGGGTGAACAAATCCCTGCCATTTCTGGCATATAAGAATGAAATCGGATGTTTATTACGGAACTGTTTTAAAGACCTGCCGGGATTTAGTTATTATCCTGGTGAATAACTTTATCGACCGGGTAACAGTTTGAGGTAGCCTGAGTTTAACGGACACTCCTTTCTGAAATAGAATGGCATCAGAAGGAGCTAATAATGAGCAGAAAAAACCAACGTTACTCTAAAGAGTTCAAAGCCGAAGCTGTCAGAACGGTTCTTGAAAATCAACTTTCGATCAGTGAAGGCGCTTCCCGATTATCCCTTCCTGAAGGCACTTTAGGACAATGGGTTACCGCCGCCAGAAAAGGGCTCGGTACTCCTGGTTCCCGCACGGTGGCTGAACTGGAATCTGAAATTCTGCAACTGCGTAAGGCGTTAAATGAAGCTCGCCTTGAGCGAAATATATTAAAAAAAGCAACAGCGTATTTTGCACAGGAGTCGCTGAAAAATACGCGTTAATCGAACAATGGCGACAACAATTTCCCATTGAAGCGATGTGTCAGGTATTTGGTGTATCCAGGAGCGGTTATTACAACTGGGTACAGCATGAACCCTCAGACAGAAAACAAAGTGATGAGCGGCTAAAACTGGAGATTAAGGTGGCACATATCCGCACTCGCGAAACATATGGAACCCGGCGGCTCCAGACGGAGCTGGCAGAGAATGGCATCATCGTTGGTCGTGACAGACTGGCACGTCTTCGTAAGGAGCTAAGGCTACGCTGTAAGCAGAAACGCAAGTTCAGAGCGACTACGAACCCGAACCACAATCTGCCAGTTGCGCCAAATCTGCTGAACCAGACGTTCGCTCCTACAGCACCAAATCAGGTCTGGGTGGCGGACCTGACGTATGTTGCCACACAGGAGGGATGGTTGTACCTCGCTGGCATCAAAGATGTTTATACGTGCGAAATTGTCGGCTACGCCATGGGAGAGCGCATGACAAAAGAGCTGACAGGTAAAGTCCTGTTTATGGCGCTCAGGAGCCAGCGCCCACCTGCCGGGCTAATCCACCACTCTGATCGAGGTTCACAGTACTGCGCATACGATTACCGGGTCATACAGGAGCAGTCTGGTCTGAAAACATCAATGTCGCGTAAAGGTCACTGTTACGACAACGCTCCGATGGAAAGCTTCTGGGGAACGCTGAAAAATGAGAGCCTGAGCCACTATCGTTTTAATAACCGGGATGAAGCCATCTCAGTAATACGGGAATACATTGAGATTTTCTACAATCGTCAGCGTCGTCACTCTCGTCTGGGGAATATCTCCCCGGCAGCCTTCAGGGAAAAATATCATCAGATGGCTGCTTAAAAAAAGAACAAATGGTAGTGTCCGCTATTGCCAGTACACCTCAGTTACCGGGAATTTTCTGTTCGGTTGCTGCAGTCACACACTCCTGCATTGTCCTGTGAACACTGACTGCAATATCAACTGGCTCTCCGGAAACAAGAAAAAATGTCAGAATAAGTGCAAATGCTGTATTCATTGCCAGCATCCTTTTTGTATCGGACGTAAACGGGCCAGCATTGAAAGAATGCATATTTTATTTAATAACTCCCGTTCGTGTTTTCTCTTGTTAATGGCATCTTCAGTAAATACAGGGTTACTGATAGTGACACCAATTTCAAAACAACCTTCAGACGTATTAACGTTTGGTAATAACGTTTCCATTATCGCGTCCTCAACAATGAATTTTGTGATGCAGTGCCTTGTGCCTCCAGGTGACGTTAACCAGTTAACAATTAACGCCGGATTAGTTGATGCTCGTTACGCCCGTAAAATACCGCCTTACTGCTTTAACTGTTCCGCGTGCGCATAGCCGCATTCACCGCATCACAAAATTCACTTTAAAAAGGGCGGATATCCGTTTCCGCCGAATCACCAGAAAAGTGATAACAGAGGGCGTTGCAGCGGGGTTGTCACTTAAGCGTATGGTCAACCTGACAACCCAGTGTCCTCAGCGGGGAAGGAATAACCCCGCCATACTTACCGCCGCGCCATTTCGCGGATTGCCACAACCGGAAGCGCACGGTCGAATTAAATTTAACGACTACCTACAGAGAGACGAACTTCGCCGTGCGCTTTCGCGTTATGCCCTGACTTTTCAGGGATATATCCTTTTCAGTAAACTGTCAGTGCCGGATTCTTATCCGTGTCCGGCGCACGCACTCTACCTCACCTGTGAATAAATTAATGATTAATTGATCTTTTGTTGTTTGATTCAACTTTCCCATCGGATGTGTGATGCTTTAAATCACAGGAATTAATACTGCTTGCTGTAAAATGATTTTCAAGGGGAGCTATTCGAATCCCTTTCTTTTTCATTAACAAGCCAAATCCTTTATTAATGATGTCCATTAATTCCAGGAAGTATTTTTCATGTAAATCCTGGTTATCAGAGAGCTGCTTCTCTTCGCACAGACCGATAAAGGCACGACGCACGTTACCGGATATAGTATCGATGGTTTCTTTTTCTACGGTACTCAGGTCAAGAGTCGCCAGTTGGGAACGAACTATATTCGCTGCCATTTCCTGGAATTGCATTGGTAAATCTTTAAATTCCATTATTAGCCTCGTTGGTTAGCTATTAACGCGGGTATGTAATCATTCTGGCAATGCTTAATGCCGCTGCTTTTTCCAGATTAGTGATATCCTGCTCCAGAGCGGACAGATTTTCAGCCTGCTTAGCCCTGGCTTCATTGGCCCATTTCAGATCCTGCGCTGCATTAATTTTCTGGTGCATCCACTCATAAAGTTCATCATCGGTATAGTCTGGCGCGATGATGACGGGTTCTCGTTTCTGCATACTGATTCCTCGCGGTGCTGTTTCGCTTATCAGCCGTTAGATTTTGCCGAACTGGAAAGCGCCTGTTTAAATTCGTTGAAGCTGAGAGCTTCTTCGCCTTCGGCAAGACCTTCGAAGTATTCTTCGTAAGCCTTTTCCATGATTGTGTCGAAATCCATATCACTCACCTGAGTTTCTTTCCAGCCAGCGACGGGCACCATTTTCGGTTTTAAACGTTTTGCTTTTGGTATACGTCATCGCGGTGAACGTACCGTCCTGGTTGGGGAACACGCCACATACCAGAGATTCGCTGTTGCCAAGATCGATAGTATCCATGCTGACCTCATTTCCCCTTAACGCCGGGGTAGCGGAACAAAAACCTGCTGCATAGTTATTAAAGTTGAACCCTGCCGTCATGTTCTTACGCCTCGGGCTGGCTACTTAACCCCTGACCACTGCCGGGTAACTCGAAGTATTTCCCTGCGTTCTGTGGGCGGGGTGGGTTGGTATGTTGTTAAGGTGATAGGAGTTACCTTTCGAGTCAATACAATGTTGTAAAAGGTACATTTGAGGGCATAAAAAACCCGCAATGAATGCGGGTTCTGACTCAGTCTAAGTATTGATGTATTTGTGAAACTTTACCTTTAATGGTGTAACCACCATTCAGTTCGATGGGTTTGTAAAGCGGATTCAGTGACAACAGATAGATGTTTGGTCCGTCAATCGCAACTTTTTTTAGTGTTACGTTTGGCGTTCCTTCCAATTGGATTAAGATTATTTTTCCCACCAGTTCTCTAATGTTACTTGAGCATGGTGTGATCAGCACGGTAGATCCGTCGGGGATGGTTGGGAGGCCGTTAGAGTTTGTCATCGCATCTCCCTCAACATGCAATAAAAAAGAGTTTTCAGCGGTTTTTGTCATGACATCAACCCAGTTATTAATACCAGGAATCTTGGTTACTGGACAACTCATATCCCAATAACCAGCCTGTTCCCACGTTAAAACGGGCAACCGGGCGATGTTGTCACTAATGTAAGGGTACTGATTCAGACGCAGATCATCGGTTTTATCGTGACTGTCCTTTCCATAAAGAATCCATTCAGGAGATTTGGAAAGCAATTTTGACAGTAGATACAAATTCTCACCGTCAGGTTTTGAAGAGCCATTTTCCCATTTTGTTACGGATACACGAGATATGCCGATTGCTTTCGCAACCTGCTGTTGGGTTAATCCAACGTCTTTTCGACGATTCCGAATACGTTCGCTGATAGTGTTTTTCATGTAACCAATGTTACTACCAAGTGATGTTGCTATGGTTGACATTGTTGTGTAACTATTGTTACCCTTCTGCTCGAAATAACAGGAGAGTTTTATGTTCAAAGATGATGTTCTGCGCTATTTCAAAAAAAAGCGACTAGTAGCTGAGGCTCTTGGAATTTCACATGTGGCTGTTGTGCGGTGGAAAGCAGTTATTCCCAAACTTCGTGCAATGGAACTGGATGAACCGCCCCGGGTTTCCTGGAGAGTGTTTTATCTGTGAACTCAGGCTGCCAGATCATCGTTTCCGATGGAAGCATAATAAGCTTTTTCTGCTTCTGCCGGAGGAGTATGGCCCAGCCTTTCCAGCAATCGTCGATTGTTATACCAGTCCACCCACGTGAGTGTGGCCAGTTCCACTTCTGCACGGTTTTTCCAGCTCTTACGGTGTATTACCTCCGCTTTGTAAAGACCATTGATGCTCTCCGCCATCGCGTTGTCATACGAGTCGCCTGTACTTCCTGTTGATGCCAGTAATCCGGCTTCCTTAAGCCGCTGTGTGTAGGCCAGCGATACATACTGAGAACCTTTATCACTGTGATGGACCGTGCCGGACGGTCGACGGGCCCATAACGCCTGCTCCAGTGCATCCAGCACGAATGTCGTCTCCATGGACGATGAGACCCGCCACCCCACAATGTATCCGGCAAACACATCAATGATAAACGCCACATAGACGAAGCCCTGCCATGTGCTGACGTAAGTAAAATCAGCCACCCACAGCTGGTCAGGTCGTTCTGCCACGAACTGACGGTTTACGCGGTCGCCTGCGGCAACGGCTGTCCGGCTGATGGTCGTACGGACCTTTTTACCCCGGAGAACACCGGCAAGTCCCATAACCGCCATGAGACGTGCCACAGTGCATCTGGCCACTCTGATACCTTCCCGTAACAACTGACGCCAGACTTTACGCACACCGTATACCTGATGATTCCCATCGTATACGCGCAGTATCTCTTTCTTCAGCCAGTCATCGCGCTGCGCACGGGCACTGCGTTTATCCGGATGATGTCGCTGTTGCTGACAGTGGTAATACGTTGACGGGGCAATATGCAGTTCGCTGCATAGCGGTCCGACCCCGTACTGCTCACGCAGCTTATCCAGCAGTGGCATCATTTTTTCCAGAGGCGGTCGAACTCCGCCTTCGCAAAATAAGCGGAAGCCTGGCGAAGGATATCGTTACTGCGGCGCAGTTCACGATTTTCACGCTCCAGCTCTTTCAGACGCTGACGTTCAGCGGTGGTGAGCCCTCCATCACCGCCTCCGGTATCCCGCTCATGCTGGCGTACCCAGACACGCAGAGTCTCCGGTGTACAGCCAATCTTTGGGGCAATGGAACAAATTGCCGCCCACTGTGAGTCATATTCGCCCTGACTTTCCAGAACCATACGAATCGCCCTCTGACGGACTTCGGGGGAAAAACGAGTATTTTTAGTCATCCTGTTTACCTCTTTCTCAGGAAGTTTAGTCTCCAGGATTCCCGGGGCGGTTCAAACCGCCAGAATCGCCAGTTGCGGGTGGAAAAAATCCTGAATCGTTCGGGCATCCAGCCTCTGCACAGCAAATGCTCGTTTGCAAATTATCAGGTGCAGAACGACGGGCAAAAATACGCGCTGAGCCAGGCCAAATCCATAGCTGACGAACTGATGACCGGGTGCACGAATTTTGTGTTCAGCGGTAAAACCGGCACCGGGAAAAATCACCTTGCAGCGGCGATGGGCAACCGGCTGATGGTGAAGGGGCGCAGCGTGATTATCGTCACCGTGTCTGACGTCATGAGCGTGTTGCATGACAGCTACGACAACGGCAAATCCGGGGAAAAATTTTTACAGGAGCTTTGCGGGGTTGATTTGCTGGTCCTGGATGAAATAGGCGTTCAGCGGGAGACGAAAAACGAGCAGGTGGTATTGCACCAGATAATTGATCGCCGGACAGCATCACTGTGCAGTGTCGGGATGTTAACAAACCTGAATCATGCCGCAATGAGTACGCTTCTTGGTGAGAGGATTATGGACCGCATGACCATGAACGGTGGTCGATGGGTGACGTTTAACTGGGATAGCTGGCGTCCAAATGTCAGCAATATGAGGGTTGTGAAGTAATTTTGTCCGGAGGAAATTTTAATGGAAACCGTATCTGACGCACTGAAAGCACTGAAAAAAGCCTCTTCACATGTGGTGGCAGCTCGCCTTGGAATCAGTCGTGAAGAGGCTGTCAACGAGCTGTGGGAACTCAAAAGAAATGGCGTCGTTGATAAAACTGGTCACACCTGGTTTCTGGCTGGCGAAGGTGAATCCCGGGTAACCGAAGAGCGGCCAGTAAAATCTGAAGCACAGGATATGCTGACCGGGGAGGTCGAACAAAAAGTTACCGCAGACATGATGATTGAGTTTATCGGTCAGGATGGGGCTAAAACGTGTGAGGAACTGGCGGGTAAGTTCGGTGTCAGTACTCGCAAGGTTGCTTCCACGCTGGCGGTGGTAACCGCAACGGGGCGGCTGGCACGCGTTAATCAGAACGGTAAATTTCGTTACTGCATGCCGGGCGATAATTTACCAGCAGAGCCGAAAGCCGCGCTGGTAACGGAAAGTGATGGTAAGGCCTTTCCTCAGCCAGCAGGTGCTGCGTTACCAGGCCGGGAAGCCGCAACACAGGAAGAAATTAAAACAGAAACTGTGGCGGACATTGTGCAGTCGTTGCCATCGTTTACCGAAACGCAAGCAGATGAGCTGATTTTTCCGTCCCTGCGCAGGGCAAACCTGGCGCTGCGCAGGGCGAAAAGTGATGTTCAGAAGTGGGAGCGAGTCTGCGCCGCGCTGCGGGAGCTGAACAAGCACCGGGATATTGTTCGACAGATTACTGATTCTTCCCGCCGTGTTGTATCGGAAAAGTGATTGCCGGAGGCGCTTATGGCAAAAGTATTTACACAAGAAGAGCGGGAAAAAATTAAAGGGCAGGTTGTTGAGCTAGTACGCCGGAGTGGGCGCGAGACGTTACGGCAACTGGAAGCCAAGACAGGTGCGACAAGATATCTGATGAGCGTTCTTGCCAGAGAGCTGGTTGCCAGTGGCGATGTATACGACTCTGGTTACGGGTTATTCCCGTCTGAACAGGCGCGTAAGGACTAGCAAAATGCTCGCAAAAAACTCTCAAGGGCAAAGGTAAAGAAACCTGTTGTGGTTGATCCGGGCCTTATCTGGACATTACCCGACGGAGAAATACGCCGCTACGACAGGCGTATGAACATAATCTGTCGCGAGTGCCGGAAGAGCGAAGCTATGCAGCGTGTACTGGCATTTTATCAAGGAAATGTTAGGTATTTTAGACGTTACTAGATTAAAGAGCATTAGTTCAGATGTGAATTGACATTTTCATGGCGCAGGGTAGAGCCAGCGTGGTTGTCCGCTTTGCGTCAAAACCAGATATTACCAGATTTAGACATATATTCCCGATAGCCCTGCTCTGATGCTACACTCTGTGCTATTTTCATGACCCCAATAAAAATATTTATGACTATTGCTGATTTCAAACGGCCTAAATTGGAGCTCCCAAACGGGGCAAACAAACTACTACTGCACTCTTGCTGTGCTCCATGTTCCGGTGAAGTGATGGAGGCGCTTCAGGCCTCGGGAATCGACTACACCATCTTTTTCTACAACCCGAACATTCATCCTCAGAAAGAGTATTTAATTCGTAAGGATGAAAATATTCGCTTTGCTGAACAACACGGCGTGCCGTTTATCGATGCTGATTACGACACCGACAACTGGTTTGAACGTGCCAAAGGAATGGAATGGGAGCCTGAGAGGGGGATCCGTTGTACCATGTGTTTTGACATGCGTTTTGAGCGGACAGCGTTGTACGCTGCTGAAAATGGTTTCAGTGTGATCAGTAGTTCACTGGGCATTTCACGCTGGAAAAATATGCAGCAGGTTAACGAGTGTGGGCGGCGAGCTGTTGCGCATTATCCGGGTATGGTGTACTGGGATTATAACTGGCGCAAGCAGGGCGGCTCGTCCCGTATGATTGAAATCAGCAAGCGCGAAAAATTCTATCAGCAGGAATATTGTGGCTGTGTGTATTCTCTGCGCGATACCAATCTACACCGCAAATCTCAGGGACGCCCTCTTATCAAAATTGGCCAACTCCACTACGGAAAAGAAGAGAAGGAGTGATTTTATGGATCACCTTTCTGATTGATTTCATATTGGCGAGGTGACGTGAGTTAAGTAGAATGGCTGCGTGAACCGCCCCGGGTTTCCTGGAGAGTGTTTTATCTGTGAACTCAGGCTGCCAGATCATCGTTTCCGATGGAAGCATAATAAGCTTTTTCTGCTTCTGCCGGAGGAGTATGGCCCAGCCTTTCCAGCAATCGTCGATTGTTATACCAGTCCACCCACGTGAGTGTGGCCAGTTCCACTTCTGCACGGTTTTTCCAGCTCTTACGGTGTATTACCTCCGCTTTGTAAAGACCATTGATGCTCTCCGCCATCGCGTTGTCATACGAGTCGCCTTGAAGTGGCACACTGAATTTGGCCACCTGAACAGAGGTGATATGCTCACCTCAGAACAACACAGGTGCTCCAATGAAAAAAAGAAATTTTAGCGCAGAGTTTAAACGCGAATCCGCTCAACTGGTTGTTGACCAGAAATACACGGTGGCAGATGCCGCCAAAGCTATGGATGTTGGCCTTTCCACAATGACAAGATGGGTCAAACAACTGCGTGATGAGCGTCAGGGCAAAACACCAAAAGCCTCTCCGATAACACCAGAACAAATCGAAATACGTAAGCTGAGGAAAAAGCTACAACGCATTGAAATGGAGAATGAAATATTAAAAAAGGCTACCGCGCTCTTGATGTCAGACTCCCTGAACAGTTCTCGATAATCGGGAAACTCAGAGCGCATTATCCTGTGGTCACACTCTGCCAAGTGTTCGGGGTTCATCGCAGCAGCTACAGATACTGGAAAAACCGTCCTGAAAAACCAGACGGCAGACGGGCTGTATTACGCAGTCAGGTACTTGAGCTACATGGCATCAGCCATGGTTCGGCCGGAGCAAGAAGCATCGCCACAATGGCAACCCGGAGAGGCTACCAGATGGGACGCTGGCTTGCTGGCAGGCTCATGAAAGAGCTGGGGCTGGTCAGCTGTCAGCAGCCGACTCACCGGTATAAACGTGGTGGTCATGAACATGTTGCTATCCCTAACTACCTTGAAAGGCAGTTCGCCGTGACCGAGCCAAATCAGGTGTGGTGCGGTGATGTGACCTGTATCTGGACGGGTAAGCGCTGGGCGTACCTCGCCGTTGTTCTCGACCTGTTCGCAAGAAAACCAGTGGGCTGGGCCATGTCGTTCTCGCCGGACAGCAGGCTCACCATGAAAGCGCTGGAAATGGCATGGGAAACCCGTGGTAAGCCCGGCGGGGTGATGTTCCACAGCGATCAGGGCAGTCATTATACGAGCAGGCAGTTCCGGCAGTTATTGTGGCGATACCAGATCAGACAGAGTATGAGCCGGCGCGGAAACTGCTGGGATAACAGCCCAATGGAACGCTTCTTCAGGAGTCTGAAGAACGAATGGATGCCGGTGGTGGGTTACGTAAGCTTCAGCGAGGCAGCTCACGCCATAACGGACTATATCGTTGGATATTACAGCGCACTAAGACCGCACGAATATAACGGTGGGTTACCCCCAAACGAATCGGAAAATCGATACTGGAAAAACTCTAACTCGGTGGCCAGTTTTTGTTGACCACTTCACCTGTACTTCCTGTTGATGCCAGTAATCCGGCTTCCTTAAGCCGCTGTGTGTAGGCCAGCGATACATACTGAGAACCTTTATCACTGTGATGGACCGTGCCGGACGGTCGACGGGCCCATAACGCCTGCTCCAGTGCATCCAGCACGAATGTCGTCTCCATGGACGATGAGACCCGCCACCCCACAATGTATCCGGCAAACACATCAATGATGAACGCCACATAGACGAAGCCCTGCCATGTGCTGACGTAAGTAAAATCAGCCACCCACAGCTGGTCAGGTCGTTCTGCCACGAACTGACGGTTTACGCGGTCGCCTGCGGCAACGGCTTTCCGGCTGATGGTCGTACGGACCTTTTTACCCCGGAGAACACCGGCAAGTCCCATAACCGCCATGAGACGTGCCACAGTGCATCTGGCCACTCAGATACCTTCCCGTAACAACTGACGCCAGACTTTACGCACACCGTATACCTGATGATTCCCATCGTATACGCGCTGTATCTCTTTCTTCAGCCAGTCATCGCGCTGCGCACGGGCACTGCGTTTATCCGGATGATGTCGCTGTTGCTGACAGTGGTAATACGTTGACGGGGCAATATGCAGTTCGCTGCATAGCGGTCCGACCCCGTACTGCTCACGCAGCTTATCCAGCAGTGGCATCATTTTTTCCAGAGGCGGTCGAACTCCGCCTTCGCAAAATAAGCGGAAGCCTGGCGAAGGATATCGTTACTGCGGCGCAGTTCACGATTTTCACGCTCCAGCTCTTTCAGACGCTGACGTTCAGCGGTGGTGAGCCCTCCATCACCGCCCCCGGTATCCCGCTCATGCTGGCGAACCCAGACACGCAGAGTCTCCGGCGTACAGCCAATCTTTGGAGCAATGGAACAAATTGTCGCCCATTGTGAGTCATATTCGCCCTGACTTTCCAGAACCATACGGACTGCCCGTTGACGGACTTCGGGGGAAAAACGAGTATTTTTAGTCATCCTGTTTACCTCTTTCTCAGGAAGTTTAGTCTCCAGGATTCCCGGGGCGGTTCAGGTGCTTGAGGCTATCTGTCTCAGGCATGAACACTGAAAGGCAGATAGAGAAAAGCCCCAGTTAACATTTCGCGTCCTGCAAGACGCTTAACATTAATCTGAGGCCCAATCTATGTCTCACAAATGTAGGTTAGCCTCTTACGTGCCGAAAGGCAAGGGGAAGCAGGCTATGAAGCAGCAAAAGGCGATGTTAATCGCCCTGATCGTCATCTGTTTAACCGTCATAGTGACGGCACTGGTAACGAGGAAAGACCTCTGCGAGGTACGAATCCGAACCGGCCAGACGGAGGTCGCTGTCTTCACAGCTTACGAACCTGAGGAGTAAGAGGCCCGGCGAGGGAGAAATCCCTCGCCACCTCTGATGAATCAGGCATCCTCAACGCACCCGCACTTAACCCGCTTCGGCGGGTTTTGTTTTTTCCTGGCATTCTGGTTTACAATTCGCACGTCAGCCTGAACAACTGGCACCTGCTGCGCCAGCAGAGAAAGACGATGGCGCACAATACCAAATCACACAATTCTGATAATTCAGCTGTCTTTGCCAGCAGGCACGGGCGGCGTTCCCGCACATTCAAATCTGATTGGTACCATCATTCCCCATGTACTGAAGAACAAGCTGAATGGCTAATTCAGTGCTACCGCAGACACGGATACGAGATTAAGAAAGCCCTCAGCCTCGATTATCGTCACTGGATAATCTCCGTCAGGCTTCCTTACTCTGAACGCCCACCGCGTCCGTCCCGCACATTCCAGCAACGCATCTGGAGGTAACGTGCGGGTATTACTTCGACCTGTTCTGGTACCGGAACTCGGGCTGGTGATCGTTAAGCCGGGCCGTGAATCCATGCCGGTATTCCACAATACCCGGGTACTGGTGGAGCCGGAACCGAAAAGCATGCGTAATCTGTCGTCCGGGGTCGTTCCTGCCGTTCGCCAGCCGCTGGCGGAGGATAAATCATTACTGCCATTTTTCAGCGACGAACGAGTGATTCGTGCTGCTGGTGGCGCTGGCGCATTGTCTGACTGGCTGTTGCGCCATATTAAATCCTGCCAGTGGCCACACGGCGATTATCACCACAGTGAAACCGTCATTCACCGTTATGGTACCGGCGCAATGGTGTTGTGCTGGCACTGCGACAACCAGCTGCGCGACCAGACCTCCGAATCACTCGGGCAACTTGCTCACCAAAACCTGTCTGCATGGATGATTGACGTCATACGCCATGCAATGAATGGCTCGCAGGAACGGGAATTATCGCTGGCTGAATTATCCTGGTGGGAGGTCCGCAATCAGGTGGCGGACGCGCTACCGGAAGCGGTATTACGTCGTTCGCAGGGGTTGCGTGCGGAAAAAATCCGCTCAATGTACCGTGAAAGCGACATCGTACCGGGAGAGCAGATCGCCACCAGCATACTGAAGCAGCGCACAAAAAATCTTGCGCCGCTGCCTCACGCCCACCAGCAAAACCCGCCACAGGAAAAGACGGTGGTCAGCATTGCCGTTGATCCGGAGTCACCGGCTCAGTATCTCCAGCGCCAGAAATCACAACGGGAAGAGATGCCTGTATACACGCGCTGGGTAAAAACGCAGAAATGCATGACGTGTGGCAATCAGGCAGATGATCCGCATCACATCATTGGTCATGGACTGGGAGGGATGGGAACAAAGGCTGATGATTTGTTTGTTATTCCGCTGTGCCGTAAATGCCATAGCGAACTACACGCCGGGGTAAAAGATTTTGAAGAAAAACACGGCAGCCAGCTGTTGTTGCTGATTCGTTTTTTAATGCACGCGAGAAATTCGGGTGTTCTGAAGTGGAAAGCATAAATGACTGAACGCATAGAATTTGTTTTGCCTTACCGGTAATGACTCCAACTTACTGATAGTGTTTTATGTTCAGATAATGCCCGATGACCTTGTCATGCAGCTCCACCGATTTTGAGAACGACAGTGACTTCCGTCCCGGCCTTGCCAGATGTTGTCTCAGATTCAGATTATGTCGCTCAATGCGCTGAGTGTAACGCTTGCTGATAACGTGCAGCTTTCCCTTCAGGCGTGATTCATACAGCGGCCAGCCATCCGTCATCCATACCACGACCTCAAAGGCCGACAGCAGGCTCAGAAGACGCTCCAGTGTGGCCAGAGTGCGTTCACCGAAGACGTGCGCCACAACCGTCCTCCGTATCCTGTCATACGCGTAAAACAGCCAGCGCTGACGTGATTTAGCACCGACGTAGCACCACTGTTCGTCCATTTCAGCGCAGACAATCACATCACTGCCCGGTTGTATGCGCGAGGTTACCGACTGCGGCCTGAGTTTTTTAAGTGACGTAAAACCGTGTTGAGGCCAACGCCCATAATGCGTGCACTGGCGCGACATCCGACGCCATTCATGGCCATATCAATGATTTTCTGGTGCGTACCGGGCAGAGAGGCGGTGTAAGTGAACTGTAGTTGCCATGTTTTACGGCAATGAGAGCAGAGATAGCGCTGATGTCCGGCAGTGCTTTTGCCGTTACGCACCACGCCTTCAGTAGCGGAACAGGAAGGACATCTGATGGAAATGGAAGCCACGCAAGCACCTTAAAATCACCATCATACACTAAATCAGTAAGTTGGCAGCATTACCTGCCTTACCCGCCAACGGTGAACACTTACTGGCGACGTCGTGGCAGCACATATTTTGTATCAAAAGTCGGTGAGCGTTATCGCCGTGATGTGGCGCTTATTGTTCGCCAGCAGCAACTGAAATTAAACCTGTCCGGAAGGCCGGCAATAGAAATTATTGCAGAGCCACCGGATAAGCGCCGTCGTGACCTGGACAATATCCTGAAGGCACCACTGGATGTACTGACGCATGCGGGGCTGCTCATAGACGACGAGCAGTTTGATGAAATTAATATTGTGCGCGGTCAGCTTGTTCCTGGTGGGCGGTTGGGGATAAAAATCACAGAACTGGAGTACGCATGAATAACCAGTATTTACAGTTTGTTCGTGAGCAACTCATGATTGCCACCGCCGATTTGAGTGGATCAACAAAAGGGCAGCTTGAGGCCTGGCAGGAGAATGCCATGTTTGATACAGGGCGTTACAGGCGTAAAAAAATCCGGTACCGCGATGAAGTGACTGGAAAAATGATAACGCGGGATAATCCACCAATCCCGGGAAAGCAATCGCTGGGAAGGGGGCGTCAATTCCTCTCGTCAGTCCGGTTGAGTTTTCGACATCATCGTGGCGGCGGGCTGTTCTGTCTCTTGAAGAACATCATAAAGCCTGGTTGTTGTGGTGTTACAGCGGGAGTATTTGTTGGGAATATCAGATCGCGATAACGCAGTGGGTGTGGAATGAATTTAAAACCCGGTACGGCACCAGAAAAATTGCAGGGAAAACGCAGGAGCGCGTGAAGAAGTTGATCTGGCTGGCGGCACAGGATGTCAGAGGATGGATTACCGGGTGTGAGGTCTACCAGAGACAGGAGCTTGCCAGACGGTGTGGAGTTAAGCCTGATAACTGGAGCCATAATTATGCGAACTACTGGCGTGAGATGTGCGATATTTTTAAGAGTCTCGATAGAGAATCTGTGATTTGCACCGTGAAAATAAGAGCGCAACAAAAAGCGACTTTTTCACGACGAGATATTGCAAAAGTCAATTAAATAGCGTACGTTTCGTATAAATCTGATATTTTGCCGATTTTGTACGCGATGGCAAAGTAAGAAAAAACTGCCGTCAGGCGTTTTTTTTTATGCCCAAAATCGCGTCAGTACAGTAAACACGCTGGTGGTTGCGAATACGGGTCTTTCAGCTTGCTGGCTTTTTCGACAAGAGTTATTGGTATGTCACGTTAACCGGAAAAAGGAAAAAGACATGCTAAAACAGCAGGATATGACAGAAACCGCCAGAGTGGTGTTTAATGAATTAAGCGTTACCGAACCGGCGACAGTCGGGGAGATAGCGCAGAATACTTACCTTTCACGCGAACGCTGCCAGTTAATACTGACCCAGCTGGTTATGGCGGGTCTGGCAGACTATCAGTTCGGTTGTTACAGACGCCTTCCGCAGTGAAGGCTTTTTTATTTGTGGTAAATGGGCGGCTGGTGGGTGTTAGGGGCACCCACCAGCCATCTGCTCATGCGTTGGGTTCACAAGCAAACCTCAGGCCCACTGCTTTGCGCAAAAGCAGAATGAGCCTATCAGAGACAGGCTTAATGATCCATGCTTAATACTGTAAAAATATCCAGTTGTGAGTTAATCAACGCCGACTGCCTGGAATTTATCTGGTCGTTACCCGAAAATTCTGTTGACCTGATAGTCACGGACCCGCCGTACTTTAAAGTGAAGCCTGAGGGCTGGGATAACCAGTGGAAGGGCGACGATGATTACCTGAAGTGGCTGGACCAGTGTCTGGCGCAGTTCTGGCGGGTGCTGAAACCTGCCGGAAGTCTTTACCTGTTCTGTGGTCATCGCCTGGCATCTGATATCGAAATCATGATGCGTGAACGCTTCAGTGTGCTGAACCATATTATCTGGGCGAAGCCGTCCGGACGCTGGAACGGATGCAACAAGGAAAGCCTGCGGGCGTATTTCCCCGCCACAGAGCGCATTCTGTTCGCGGAACATTATCAGGGGCCGTATCGTCCGAAAGATGCCGGGTATGCGGCGAAGGGCAGTGCACTGAAACAGCATGTGATGGCCCCGCTGATTTCTTACTTTCGTGATGCGCGAGCTGCCCTGGGGATAACGGCAAAACAGATTGCAGATGCCACAGGAAAGAAAAACATGGTGTCGCACTGGTTCAGTGCCAGTCAGTGGCAGTTGCCGAATGAAAGCGATTATCTGAAATTACAGGCGCTGTTTGCCCGGGTGGCAGAAGAGAAGCATCGGCGTGGTGAACTGGAAAAGCTCCACCACCAGCTGGTGGATACGTATACCTCACTGAACCGGCAGTATGCGGAGCTGCTGAGTGAATATAAACATCTGCGGCGGTATTTTGGCGTGACGGTGCAGGTGCCGTATACCGATGTGTGGACGCATAAACCGGTGCAGTTCTATCCCGGGAAACATCCGTGCGAAAAACCGGCAGAAATGCTGCAGCAGATAATCAGCGCTAGCAGTCGTCCGGGTGACCTGATTGCAGATTTTTTCATGGGGTCGGGTTCGACAGTGAAAGCGGCACTGGCGCTCGGGCGTCGTGCAATTGGCGTTGAGCTGGAGACTGAACGTTTTGAGCAGACGGTTCGGGAAGTACAGGATTTAGTCAGCCAGAACGGATGATATTGAAGAATTAATTACGCGTCGTTATTATGCGGCTCCCGGCCCTTTAGCTCAGTGGTGAGAGCGAGCGACTCATAATCGCCAGGTCGCTGGTTCAAATCCAGCAAGGGCCACCATCACATACCGCCATTAGCTCATCAGGAAAGAGCGCCAGCCTTCGAAGCTGGCTGCGCGGGGTTCAAGTCCCCGATGGCGGTCCATTATCTGCATCATGCGTTGTTAGCTCAGCCGGACAGAGCAATTGCCTTCTAAGCAATCGGTCACTGGTTCGAATCCAGTACAACGCGCCACACTTATTTTCCCTGGCTCGCTTTTGCGGGCCTTTTTTTTAAATGTCTCACAATTCAGACGGTTGACTGTTGTCTGGTTTGCGGGGAGTTTGTTAAAAGAAACTGGCATGGTGAATCCCCCTGTGCGGAGGGGCAATCAGCGAGTAGGTATATGGGATAATCGCGGATTCAGGTGCTGGTACTGAATTCACCGGGAGGCACCCGGCACCATGCAATGGCACATAGAGCCACTCTCCAGCCCCTCTCCGGAGGGGCTTTCTTGTGGGCAAAAAAAGCCCGCGCTGGGAGACGCGGGCGGCAAGGAATAAACAATAAAACGTGAAGTAATATTTCAGCTGGCGAATAATACCCCATAGTAATCACTCTGCGCAACTGCGCGGTCTTTTTCGAATTGCGGGCTGTCGTCTCTCTTCTGCCATTGTCCTGTAACTTCCGGACTTCAGCCCGCTCCTCATTTTACTCACAATATTATCCCGGCCGGGAGGATTCATGGCTTTTAAACACTATGATGTTGTCAGGGCGGCGTCGCCGTCAGATCTTGCGGAAAAGCTGACACATAAACTGAAAGAGGGCTGGCAGCCGTTTGGTAGTCCGGTGGCCATAACCCCTTATACTCTGATGCAGGCGATTGCAGCAGAAGGTGCAGTAATCAGCGCCACCAGCGACCCGGAGTATTACTTTGTTGTGGTTCTGTCAGGGCAGTCAAACGGCATGTCGTATGGTGAAGGCCTTCCGCTGCCGGGGACATATGACCGTCCGGACCCGCGTATTAAGCAACTGGCGCGTCGCAGTACGGTGACACCGGGCGGTGCAGCATGCAAATATAACGACATCATTCCGGCGGACCATTGTCTGCATGATGTGCAGGACATGAGCCGTCTTAACCATCCGAAAGCGGACCTGTCAAAGGGGCAGTACGGAACCGTGGGGCAGGGGCTGCATATCGCCAAAAAACTGCTGCCGTTTATACCGGCGAATGCGGGCATTCTGCTGGTTCCGTGCTGTCGTGGTGGTTCAGCGTTCACCACCGGAGCTGATGGCACATACAGTGACGCGAGTGGTGCCTCGGAGAATTCAACCCGCTGGGGTGTGGACAAGCCGCTGTATAAGGACCTTATCGGTCGAACAAAAGCGGCACTGGAGAAGAACCCGAAAAATGTGCTGTTTGCCGTGGTGTGGATGCAGGGGGAATTTGATTTTGGCGGTACGCCGGCAAATCATGCCGCACAGTTTGGTGCGCTGGTTGATAAATTCCGTGCAGACCTGGCGGATATGGCAGGCCAGTGCGTCGGTGGCTCTGCTGGCGGTGTTCCCTGGATATGCGGGGACACGACGTATTTCTGGAAGCAGAAGAACGAATCCACGTACCAGACGGTGTACGGCAGCTATAAAAATAAAACGGAAAAGAATATCCATTTCGTACCGTTCATGACCGATGAGAACGGGGTGAATGTGCCGACGAACAAACCGGAAGAAGACCCGGACATTCCGGGTATCGGTTATTACGGTTCGAAATGGCGTGACAGCTCAGCCACCTGGACGTCACAGGACAGGGCGAGCCATTTCAGTTCATGGGCTCGCCGTGGGATTATTTCCGACCGTCTGGCAACGGCGATTCTGAGCTGCGCGGGTAAGTCTTCTGCGTTTGTTAATGGTACTGCCGGGGTGGTTGTTCCAGACAGGCCGGTTACCACCTCAGAGTCTGTAATTTTTTACGATGCCAAAAAAGCTACAGACAATCAGCTGAAACCTTATGGCTGGGACGGTATGTATGGCAGACGCACACTGGTTGATGACAGCGGCAATAAAGCTCTGCGAATTGAGAAAAATAACAGCGCGAAATCCTGGTCAATGTACTGTGAGGTGTACTGGCAATAGCGGACACCACCATTTGTTCTTTTTTTTAGCAGCCATCTGATGATATTTTTCCCTGAAGGCTGCCGGGGAGATATTCCCCAGACGAGAGTGACGACGCTGACGATTGTAGAAAATCTCAATGTATTCCCGTATTACTGAGATGGCTTCATCCCGGTTATTAAAACGATAGTGGCTCAGGCTCTCATTTTTCAGCGTTCCCCAGAAGCTTTCCATCGGAGCGTTGTCGTAACAGTTACCTTTACGCGACATTGATGTTTTCAGACCAGACTGCTCCTGTATGACCCGGTAATCGTATGCGCAGTACTGTGAACCTCGATCAGAGTGGTGGATTAGCCCGGCAGGTGGGCGCTGGCTCCTGAGCGCCATAAACAGGGCTTTACCTGTCAGCTCTTTTGTCATGCGCTCTCCCATGGCGTAGCCGACAATTTCGCACGTATAAACATCTTTGATGCCAGCGAGGTACAACCATCCCTCCTGTGTGGCAACATACGTCAGGTCCGCCACCCAGACCTGATTTGGTGCTGTAGGAGCGAACGTCTGGTTCAGCAGATTTGGCGCAACTGGCAGATTGTGGTTCGGGTTCGTAGTCGCTCTGAACCGCCCCGGGTTTCCTGGAGAGTGTTTTATCTGTGAACTCAGGCTGCCAGATCATCGTTTCCGATGGAAGCATAATAAGCTTTTTCTGCTTCTGCCGGAGGAGTATGGCCCAGCCTTTCCAGCAATCGTCGATTGTTATACCAGTCCACCCACGTGAGTGTGGCCAGTTCCACTTCTGCACGGTTTTTCCAGCTCTTACGGTGTATTACCTCCGCTTTGTAAAGACCATTGATGCTCTCCGCCATCGCGTTGTCATACGAGTCGCCTGTACTTCCTGTTGATGCCAGTAATCCGGCTTCCTTAAGCCGCTGTGTGTAGGCCAGCGATACATACTGAGAACCTTTATCACTGTGATGGACCGTGCCGGACGGTCGACGGGCCATAACGCCTGCTCCAGTGCATCCAGCACGAATGTCGTCTCCATGGACGATGAGACCCGCCACCCCACAATGTATCCGGCAAACACATCAATGATAAACGCCACATAGACGAAGCCCTGCCATGTGCTGACGTAAGTAAAATCAGCCACCCACAGCTGGTCAGGTCGTTCTGCCACGAACTGACGGTTTACGCGGTCGCCTGCGGCAACGGCTTTCCGGCTGATGGTCGTACGGACCTTTTTACCCCGGAGAACACCGGCAAGTCCCATAACCGCCATGAGACGTGCCACAGTGCATCTGGCCACTCTGATACCTTCCCGTAACAACTGACGCCAGACTTTACGCACACCGTATACCTGATGATTCCCATCGTATACGCGCAGTATCTCTTTCTTCAGCCAGTCATCGCGCTGCGCACGGGCACTGCGTTTATCAGGATGATGTCGCTGTTGCTGACAGTGGTAATACGTTGACGGGGCAATATGTAGTTCACTGCATACCGGTCCGACCCCGTACAGCTTACGCAGCTTATCCAGCAGTGGCATCACTTTTTCCAGAGGCGGTCGAACTCCGCCTTCGCAAAATAAGCGGAAGCCTGGCGAAGGATATCGTTACTGCGGCGCAGTTCACGATTTTCACGCTCCGGCTCTTTCAGACGCTGACGTTCAGCGGTGGTGAGCCCGCCATCACCGCCCCCGGTATCCCGCTCATGCTGGCGTACCCAGACACGCAGAGTCTCCGGTGTACAGCCAATCTTTGGGGCAATGGAACAAATTGCCGCCCACTGTGAGTCATATTCGCCCTGACTTTCCAGAACCATACGAATCGCCCTCTGACGGACTTCGGGGGAAAAACGAGTATTTTTAGTCATCCTGTTTACCTCTTTCTCAGGAAGTTTAGTCTCCAGGATTCCCGGGGCGGTTCACTCTGAACTTGCGTTTCTGCTTACAGCGTAGCCTTAGCTCCTTACGAAGACGTGCCAGTCTGTCACGACCAACGATGATGCCATTCTCTGCCAGCTCCGTCTGGAGCCGCCGGGTTCCATATGTTTCGCGAGTGCGGATATGTGCCACCTTAATCTCCAGTTTTAGCCGCTCATCACTTTGTTTTCTGTCTGAGGGTTCATGCTGTACCCAGTTGTAATAACCGCTCCTGGATACACCAAATACCTGACACATCGCTTCAATGGGAAATTGTTGTCGCCATTGTTCGATTAACGCGTATTTTTCAGCGACTCCTGTGCAAAATACGCTGTTGCTTTTTTTAATATATCTCGCTCAAGGCGAGCTTCATTTAACGCCTTACGCAGTTGCAGAATTTCAGATTCCAGTTCAGCCACCGTGCGGGAACCAGGAGTACCGAGCCCTTTTCTGGCGGCGGTAACCCATTGTCCTAAAGTGCCTTCAGGAAGGGATAATCGGGAAGCGCCTTCACTGATCGAAAGTTGATTTTCAAGAACCGTTCTGACAGCTTCGGCTTTGAACTCTTTAGAGTAACGTTGGTTTTTTCTGCTCATTATTAGCTCCTTCTGATGCCATTCTATTTCAGGAAGGAGTGTCCGTTAAACTCAGGCTACCTCAGATGTCAGCGAGGATGATGTTGCATTAATGATGGCTTCAGCGGGGATTTCCGGAGGTGTGAGATATGTCCCAGCCAGCGGGTGATCTGGTTATTGATTTGAGTCTGGATGCGGCCCGGTTTGATGAACAGATGGCCCGGGTACGCCGTCATTTTTCCAGTCTGGAGGCGGATGCCAGAAAAACCGCCAGTACTGTTGAACAGGGGCTGAGCCGACAGGCGCTGGCTGCACAAAAAGCCGGGATATCAGTCGGACAGTATAAGGCTGCCATGCGCACACTGCCCGCACAGTTCACGGATATTGTCACTCAGCTTGCCGGTGGTCAGAATCCCTTCCTTATCATGCTGCAGCAGGGGGGGCAGATCAGCGATTCATTCGGTGGACCGCTCAGCCTGCTTACCCTGCTGAAGGAGGAACTTCTCGGGATCAGGGATGCCTCTGAATCATCAGAGGAGTCGCTGTCAGATACGGCAAATGCACTGGCTGAAAATGCCCGGAATGCCGGTGAGCTGGGATGATTTATGTCGGTGGTCCGTGTGGCGGCAGGTGGCGGGGTTGCCGTACTGGCCGCGCTTGCTGCCGCCGCCTGGCAGGCAGAGCAGGCAGAGCAGGCTGACCGGGCCTTATTGCGTTCACTGATCCTGACCGGAGGGGCGGCTGCCACCACAACGGCAGAATTGTGGAAAATGGCCGGGGTGATCAGCGATGAAGCCGGTGGTGGTATCAGACAGGCGGCAGAAAATCTGGCCCGTCTGGCAGAAAGCGGGAAATATACCGCCGGGCAGCTACGGATCATGGGGGAAACCTCTCAGAGATGGCTGCAGACGGTGGGGGACGATGCCGGGAAGGTGGAAAAAGCCTTTGAAGGGATTGCAGCAGATCCGGTGAAGGCGCAGGCCTCCCTGAATCAGCAGTATAACTTCCTGAGCGTTTCCCAGTTACGCCATATTGATGAGCTTGAGCGCACGAAAGGTAAACAGGCTGCGGTGACGGAGGCGAAGTCCCTGTTTGCGGATGTCATGAATGCACGTCTGGAGCAACTTGATAAAGCGGCCACGCCGGTGGAAAAAATCTGGGACGATGTTAAAACCTGGACTTCTGACGCATGGGCATGGATAGGTGATCATTCACTGGGGGCACTCAGTCTGATCACTGACGTGGTGGCCGGAACCGTTGAACAGGTGAAGCTGCTGCTTGTGCAGGGGGATCTGGCGCTGGCTGAATTTATTCAGTCAGCCTGGGAAACGACAAAGAATGTGCCCGGCGTTGGTGCGTTGTTTGGTGAACTGGCAGAAGAGAACCGCGTATTTATTGAGAAAACAAAACGCGATGAACTGGCGCTGAGAAAATCCATTGCGGAACGGGATGCGCGTATACGCCAGGGGGAAATGGGGTACATCAACCGCTCGCGTGCAACAGGCGTCAGCAAAGGTCCTGGGCAGCAGGAAGCCGTCAGCCGTCTGGCTGAAGAGCTGACAGGTAAAAAGCATACATCACCGAAAACGCGCTCTGCCGGGGAGAGGGAAGAGGAGCAGGCAAGAGAGGCTCTGCTTGCCCTTGAAGCTGAGCTCAGGACGCTGGAAAAACACAGCGGTGCGAATGAGAAAATCAGCCGGCAGCGCCGTGATTTATGGAAGGCGGAAAGTCAGTATGCGGTCCTGAAAGAGGCTGCCACGAAACGGCAGTTATCCTGGCAGGAAAAATCCCTGCTGGCCCATGAGAAAGAGACGCTGGAGTACAAACGCCAGCTGGCTGACCTGGGCGACAAGGTTGAACACCAGAAACGGCTGAATAAGCTGGCACAGCAGGCGGCGCGGTTTGAACAGCAGCAGAGCGCGAAGCAGGCGGCAATCAGCGCAAAAGCCCGCGGACTCACCGACCGTCAGGCGCAGCGGGAGTCGGAAGAGCAGCGCCTTCGTGAGGTGTACGGTGATAATCCGGATGCGCTGGCGAAGGCCACATCTGCACTGAAGAACACCTGGTCTGCGGAGGAGCAGCTTCGTGGAAGCTGGATGGCCGGGATGAAGTCCGGCTGGGGCGAGTGGGCGGAAAGTGCGACGGACAGTTTTTCGCAGGTAAAAAGTGTGGCCACGCAGACCTTTGACGGTATTGCACAGAATATGGCGGCGATGCTGACCGGCAGCGAACAGAACTGGCGTGGTTTCACCCGTTCCGTGCTCTCCATGCTGACAGAGATTTTTCTGAAGCAGGCGATGGTGGGGATTGTCGGGCGTATCGGCAGCGCCATTGGTGGTGCTTTCGGTGGTGGCGCATCCGCTTCCACGGGGACGGCCATTCAGGCTGCGGCGGCGAACTTCCATTTCGCGACCGGAGGATTTACGGGGACGGGCGGCAAATATGAGCCTGCGGGGATTGTCCATCGCGGGGAGTTTGTCTTCACGAAGGAGGCGACCAGCCGGATTGGTGTCGGCAACCTGTATCGTCTGATGCGCGGGTATGCGGAAGGTGGTTATGTCGGCGGTGCCGGAAGTCCGGCGCAGATGCGGCGGGCCGAAGGCATTAATTTTAATCAGAACAATCACGTGGTGATTCAGAACGACGGCCCCAACGGGCAGGCAGGGCCGCAGCTGATGAAAGCGGTGTATGAGATGGCCCGTAAAGGTGCGCAGGATGAGCTCCGGCTGCAGTTGCGTGATGGCGGTCTGTTATCGGGGAGCGGGCGATGAAAACCTTTCGCTGGAAAGTGAAACCGGATATGGAGGTGAACTCGCGGCCATCGGTGCGTGAAGTGCGTTTTGGTGACGGCTATTCGCAGCGTATGGCGGCAGGGCTGAGTGCTGACCTGAAAACATACCGGGTGACGCTTTCCGTGACCCGGGAGGAAGCCCGGCATCTGGAGGAATTCCTGGCAGAGCACGGTGGCTGGAAGGCGTTTCTGTGGACACCGCCTTATGCATACCGGCAGATAAAGGTGACCTGTGCCGGGTGGTCTGCGCGGGTCGGGATGTTGCGCGTTGAGTTCAGCGCGGAGTTTAAGCAGGTGGTGAACTGATGCAGGATATTCACGAAGAAAGTCTGAGCGAGTCGGTTAAATCAGAGCAGTCACCGCGGGTGGTACTCTGGGAAATTGACCTGACGGTGCAGGGTGGTGAGCGGTATTTTTTCTGTAATGAGCTGAATGAAAAAGGGGAGCCGGTCACCTGGCAGGGGCGTAAGTATGAGGCATACCCGATTGACGGCAGCGGCTTTGAGATGAACGGCCGGGGCAGCAGTGCCAGACCGTCGCTGACGGTGTCCAATCTGTTCGGTCTGGTCACCGGGATGGCGGAAGACCTGCAGAGTCTGGTGGGGGCCACGGTGGTCCGCCGCCGGGTGTATGCCCGTTTTCTGGATGCGGTGAATTTCGTTGCGGGCAATCCGGAGGCGGACCCGGAGCAGGAGCTGAGTGACCGCTGGGTGGTGGAGCAGATGTCGCAGCTGACAGCCATGACGGCCTCGTTTGTGCTGGCTACACCGACCGAGACGGACGGGGCGCTGTTTCCCGGTCGTATCATGCTGGCGAACACCTGTATGTGGACCTACCGCTCTGATGAGTGTGGTTACACGGGCGGGGCTGTGGCGGATGAGTTCGATAAACCCACCACGGATATCCGTAAGGACAGATGCAGCAAGTGCATGCGCGGGTGTGAACTGCGCAGGAATGTCGGCAATTTTGGCGGTTTCCTTTCCATTAATAAACTTTCGCAGTAAATCCCGGTTTATGACACAGACTGAATCAGCGATTCTGGCGCATGCCCGGCGGTGTGCGCCTGCGGAGTCGTGCGGCTTCGTGATAAGCACGCCGGAGGGGGAGCGGTATATCCCTTGTGTGAATATTTCTGCAGAGCCGGAGGCGTATTTTCGTATCGCACCGGAAGACTGGCTGCGGGCAGAGATGCAGGGGGAGATTGTGGCACTGGTCCACAGTCATCCCGGTGAGCTGCCCTGGCTGAGCGAGGCTGACCGGCGGCTGCAGATAAAAAGCGCACTGCCCTGGTGGCTGGTCTGCCGGGGGAAATTCATAAATTCCGCTGTGTGCCACATCTGACAGGACGGCGCTTTGAGCACGGGGTGACGGACTGTTACACGCTGTTCCGGGATGCATACCATCTGGCGGGAATTGATATGCCGGATTTTCATCGCGAGGATGACTGGTGGCGCAACGGCCAGAACCTGTACCTGGACAATATGGCGGTCACCGGCTTTTACCGGGTGCCCCTGTCCTCTGCACAGCCGGGCGATATTCTGCTGTGCTGCTTTGGTGCTTCGGTACCGAACCATGCCACCATTTACTGCGGCAACGGTGAGCTGCTTCACCATCTGCCTGAACAACTGAGTAAACGGGAGAGGTATTCCGAAAAATGGCAACGACGAACGCATTCTGTCTGGCGTCACCGCCACTGGCACGCATCTGCCTTCACGGGGATTTGCAACGATTTGGCCGCCGCCTCAGCCTGTATGTGAACACGGCAGCGGAAGCCATTCGCGCCCTGTCGATGCAGATGCCGGGCTTTCGCCGTCAGATGAACGAAGGCTGGTACCAGATACGTATTGCCGGTGATGACACGGCACCGGAGGCGGTGTATGCCCGTCTTCACGAACAGCTGGGTGAGGGAACGGTCATCCACATTGTGCCGCGACTGGCCGGGGCCGGAAAGGGTGGACTGCAGATTGTGTTGGGGGCGGCAGCCATCGTGGGCTCTTTCTTCACTGCCGGGGCATCAATGGCGTTATGGGGTTCAGCCCTGGCAGCCGGTGGTTTTTCTGCCACCACGATGCTGTTTTCACTTGGAGCCAGCATGATTCTGGGCGGTGTGGCCCAGATGCTGGCCCCGAAGGCAAAAACACCGGATTACCGCGCAACGGATAACGGCAGACAGAACACGTACTTTTCCTCGCTGGATAACATGATTGCCCAGGGGAACCCGATGCCGGTGCCTTACGGGGAAATGCTGGTTGGCTCCCGCCGTATATCCCAGGACATCAGCACCCGTGATGAAGGCGGGGGCGGAAAGGTCGTGGTTATCGGGCGACAGGGATAAAACATAAAAAAATCCCGCAGTGATCGCGGAGCTGCGGGGACAGACAAATGAAGATCAATGTGAAGGAGTTGTTTTTGTTACTCGGGCAAAAAAACACTAACGCAGCGAAATTATAAGCGCCACAGTCAGTGTGTGAAAATGTGAAGATATTCAGAAATTTTATTCCGTCATGACGCAGGCACCCGGTGAGGTGCCTGTTGTTTTTGTGAGTGAACAATTATCACGGTAAGAGGTGATGTAATGGGCAAAGGTGGCGGCAGGGCGCACACACCGCGTGAGGCGAAAGACAATCTCAAATCCACGCAGATGATGAGCGTGATTGATGCGATTGGTGAGGGACCGATAGAAGGCCCGGTGAAAGGCCTGCAGAGTATTCTGGTGAACAAAACCCCGCTGACGGACACGGACGGTAATCCCGTGATACACGGTGTGACCGCGGTCTGGCGTGCCGGGGAGCAGGAGCAGACACCACCGGAAGGCTTTGAGTCCTCCGGCTCTGAAACTGTACTGGGTGTCGAAGTGACCAGGGCAAAACCGGTAACACGCACCATTACGTCAGCGAACATTGACCGCCTGCGGGTGACCTTCGGGGTGCAGTCACTGGTGGAGACCACGTCAAAGGGTGACCGTAATCCGTCCTCTGTCCGTCTGCTGATTCAGTTACAGCGTAACGGTAACTGGGTGACGGAAAAGGATGTCACCATTAACGGCAAGACCACCTCACAGTTCCTTGCGTCGGTGATTCTGGATAATCTGCCTCCCCGCCCCTTTAACATCCGGATGGTCAGGGAGACGGCGGACAGCACCACGGACCAGCTGCAGAACAGAACGCTGTGGTCGTCATACACCGAAATCATCGATGTGAAACAGTGCTACCCGAACACGGCCATTGTGGGGATGCAGGTGGATGCGGAGCAGTTTGGTGGTCAGCAGATGACGGTGAACTACCATATCCGCGGTCGCATCATCCAGGTGCCGTCAAACTATGACCCGGAAAAACGCACGTACAGTGGTATCTGGGACGGCAGTCTGAAACCGGCATACAGCAACAACCCGGCCTGGTGCCTGTGGGACATGCTGACTCACCCGCGCTACGGCATGGGAAAACGTCTGGGGGCGGCGGATGTGGACAAGTGGGCGCTGTATGCCATCGGGCAGTACTGCGACCAGACGGTCCCGGATGGTTTCGGGGGGACCGAGCCGCGGATGACCTTTAATGCGTACCTGGCACAACAGCGTAAGGCGTGGGACGTTCTCAGTGATTTCTGCTCTGCGATGCGCTGTATGCCGGTATGGAACGGTCAGACGCTGACGTTCGTTCAGGACCGCCCGTCGGATGTGGTGTGGCCGTACACCAACAGCGATGTGGTGGTGGATGATAACGGCGTGGGATTCCGCTACAGCTTCAGTGCCCTGAAGGACCGGCACACGGCGGTGGAGGTGAATTACACCGACCCGCAGAACGGCTGGCAGACCTCCACGGAACTGGTGGAAGACCCGGAAGCCATACTGTGCTACGGACGCAACCTGCTGAAGATGGATGCGTTTGGCTGTACCTGCCGCGGTCAGGCTCACCGTGCAGGTCTGTGGGTGATAAAGACCGGACTGCTGGAAACGCAGACGGTGGACTTCACGCTCGGGTCACAGGGGCTGCGTCACACACCGGGTGACATTATTGAAATCTGTGATAACGACTATGCCGGGACTATGACCGGCGGACGTGTCCTGTCCATTGATGCTGCCACCCGCACCCTGACGCTGGACCGTGAGGTTACCCTGCCGGAGACAGGTACATCGGCGGTGAACCTGATTAACGGCAGCGGTAAGCCGGTGAGTGTGGACATCACCGCACACCCCGCGCCGGACCGGATACAGGTCAGTACCCTGCCTGATGGTGTGGAGACATACGGGGTGTGGGGACTCTCCCTGCCGTCACTGCGCCGTCGCCTGTTCCGCTGTGTCTCCGTCCGGGAAAACACGGACGGCACCTTTGCCATCACGGCGGTGCAGCACGTACCGGAAAAAGAAGCCATCGTGGATAACGGTGCCCGCTTTGAGCCGCAGTCAGGCTCCCTGAACAGCGTCATCCCACCGGCAGTGCAGCACCTGACGGTGGAGGTGAGCGCAGCTGACGGCCAGTATCTGGCACAGGCGAAATGGGACACGCCGCGGGTGGTGAAGGGGGTGCGCTTCAGTCTGCGACTGACCAGCGGAAGCGGAGAAGACAGCCGTCTGGTGACCACCGCTATCACTGCGGATACAGAGCATCGTTTCAGTGGTCTGCCGCTCGGGGAATACACCCTGACAGTCAGGGCAATTAACAGTTATGGCCAGCAGGGCGAACCGGCCACCACCACCTTCCGGATTAACGCGCCAGCAAAACCCGCCACCATTGAACTGACGCCGGGGTATTTTCAGATAACAGCGGTACCGCGTCTTGCGGTGTATGACCCGACGGTACAGTTTGAGTTCTGGTTTTCGGAGGCAAAAATCGCAGACACATCTCAGGTGGAAACCTCTGCCCGTTATCTGGGGACCGGCAGTCAGTGGAGTGTATCCGGCCCGCACATTAAGCCCGGGAAGGATTTCTGGTTTTACGTGCGCAGCGTCAACCTGGTGGGGAAATCTGCTTTTGTGGAGGCCAGTGGACGGGCCAGCAATGATGCAGAAGGGTATCTGGGGTTGTTTCGGGAAAAAATAGGAAAACTGCATCTGGCTCAGGGGCTGTGGGAGCTGATAGACAACAGCCAGCTTGCGGATGAGATGGCGGAGATGAAGACCACCATCACCGAAACCCGCAATGAAATCACACAGACGGTCAGTAAAACGCTGGAGGACCAGAGCGCCACCATACAGCAGATACAGCGCGTGCAGAAGGACACAAATGATGACCTTGCTGCACTTTACATGCTGAAGGTACAGAAAACAAAAAATGGCATACCCTATGTTGCCGGTATTGGAGCGGGGATTGAGGATACTGATGGCCAGCCCCTGAGCAACATACTGCTGCTGGCTGACCGTATTGCGATGATTAACCCGGAGGACGGCAACACCACGCCGTTATTTGTGGCGCAGGGGAATCAGTTGTTCATGAACGATGTGTTCCTGAAGCGGCTGTTTGCGGTGAGTATCACCTCGTCCGGCAATCCCCCGACGTTTTCCCTGACGCCGGAGGGCAGGCTGACCGCAAGAAATGCTGATATCAGCGGTAACGTGAATGCGAACTCCGGGACGCTCAACAACGTCACGATTAACGAGAACTGCCGGGTTCTGGGAAAACTGTCCGCGAACCAGATTGAAGGCGATCTCGTTAAAACAGTGGGTAAGGCTTTTCCGCGGGACTCCCGGGCACCGGAGCGGTGGCCATCAGGGACCGTTACCGTCAGGATTTATGACGATCAGCCTTTTGACCGGCAAATTGTTATTCCGGCGGTGGCATTCAGCGGCGCTAAGCATGAGAGAGCATACTGATATTTACTCCTCATGCCGTCTGATAGTGCGGAAAAACGGTGCTGAAATTTATAACCGTACCGCGCTGGATAATACGCTGATTTACAGTGGCGTTATTGATATGCCTGCCGGTCACGGTCACATGACGCTGGAGTTTTCGGTATCAGCATGGCTGGTGAATAACTGGTATCCCACAGCAAGTATCAGCGATTTGCTGGTTGTGGTGATGAAGAAAGCCACCGCAGGCATCAGTATCAGCTGAATTTTATAACCCATATACGGGCGCCAGAAATGGCGCCTTTTTTATTGCAGAAAAGCGAGAGGTAATTATGCGTAAAGTTTGTGCAGCCATTTTGTCCGCAGCCATCTGTCTGTCCGTATCCGGTGCGCCTGCATGGGCGTCTGAACATCAGTCCACACTGAGCGCGGGGTATCTTCATGCCCGTACGAACGCTCCCGGCAGCGATAATCTGAACGGGATTAACGTGAAATACCGTTATGAGTTTACGGACGCGCTGGGGCTGATTACGTCCTTCAGTTATGCCAATGCTGAAGATGAGAAAAAACGCACTACAGCGATACCCGCTGGCATGAATATTCCGTTCGTAACCGCTGGTTCAGCGTAATGGCGGGGCCGTCTGTGCGCGTGAATGAATGGTTCAGCGCGTATGCGATGGCGGGTGTGGCTTACAGCCGTGTGTCGACTTTCTCCGGGGATTATCTCCGCGTAACTGACAACAAGGGGAAAACGCACGACGTGCTGACCGGAAGTGATGACGGTCGCCACAGCAACACGTCTCTGGCGTGGGGGCTGGCGTGCAGTTTAACCCGACCGAATCCGTGGCCATTGATATTGCTTATGAAGGTTCCGGCAGTGGCGACTGGCGCACTGACGGTTTCATCGTGGGTGTCGGTTATAAGTTCTGATTAGCCAGGTAACACAGTGTCATGACAGCCCGCCGGTTCGGGCGGGCTTTTTTGTGGGGTGAATATGACAGTAAAGATTTCAGGTGTACTGAAAGACGGCACAGGAAAACCGGTACAGAACTGCACAATCCAGCTGAAAGCAAAACGTAACAGCACCACGGTGGTGGTGAACACGCTGGCATCTGAAAATCCGGATGAAGCCGGGCGTTACAGCATGGACGTTGAGTACGGTCAGTACAGCGTTATTCTGTTGGTGGAAGGGTTCCCGCCGTCACATGCCGGGACCATCACCGTGTATGAAGATTCTCAACCCGGTACGCTGAATGATTTTCTCGGTGCCATGACGGAGGATGATGCCCGTCCGGAGGCACTGCGTCGTTTTGAACTGATGGTGGAAGAGGTGGCGCGTAACGCGTCCGCAGTAGCACAGAACATGGCAGCCGCGAAGAAGTCAGCCAGCGATGCCGGCACATCAGCCCGTGAGGCGGCAACCCGTGCGACTGATGCTGCAGATTCAGCACGTGCAGCCAACACGTCAGCCGGACAGGCCGCGACGTCGGCTCAGGAGGCTTTTTCCAGCGCAGGAACGGCATCAGCAAAAGCCTCTGAGGCATCGAAAAGTGCTGCTGCAGAGTCCTCAAAAAGCGCGGCGGCCACCAGTGCCGGTGCAGCGAAAACGTCAGAAACGAATGCGGCAGCCAGCGTTACCGCCGCTGAAAAATCGGCAGAAAGCGCCGCATCGTCTGCTTCAACAGCCACAACGAAGGCTGGCGAAGCCACTGAACAGGCCAGTGCAGCAGCGAGGTCTGCTTCCGCAGCGAAGACATCCGAGACGAACGCGAAAGCGTCGGAAACCAGCGCAGAATCCTCAAAAACGGCTGCCGCATCGTCCGCCAGTTCGGCAGCGTCATCGGCATCATCGGCGTCAGCTTCAAAAGATGAGGCGACCAGACAGGCGTCAGCAGCGAAGGGCAGCGCCACGACAGCATCCACGAAGGCGACAGAGGCAGCTGGCAGTGCGACGGCGGCAGCACAGAGCAAAAGTACGGCGGAATCCGCGGCAACGCGCGCCGAGACAGCGGCAAAACGGGCAGAGGATATTGCATCCGCCGTGGCGCTTGAGGATGCAAGTACGACGAAAAAGGGGATAGTACAGCTTAGCAACGCGACCAACAGCACATCTGAAATGCTGGCGGCAACGCCAAAGTCGGTAAAGGCAGCCTATGACCTTGCTAACGGGAAATATACCGCACAGGACGCTACCACAGCGCGAAAAGGTCTTGTCCAGCTCAGTAGTGCAACCAACAGCACGTCTGAAACGCTTGCCGCGACCCCGAAAGCGGTTAAAGCTGCTAATGACAATGCAAACGGGCGTGTGCCCTCTGGACGTAAGGTTAATGGCAAACCACTGACCAATGATGTCAATGTTACATCACAGGATATTTTTAACGGTCAGAGTATTAATATTGGTGCAAACCAGAATCTGGATAATTACAAAACGCCGGGGCTGTACCATCAACCCCTGAATGCCTATACAAGTGCAGCGCTGAAATACCCAGAGAATCTTGCCGGTACACTGGTTGTGCTTAAAAATGCCGGGATAACACAGATTTACTATGTGTATAACACATCCAGAAGCTATACCCGCAGCCAGTACTCAACGGGTGACTGGACAGCATGGACGCCGCAGGATTCATTTCCTGTAGGTGCGGCGATTCTGTGGCCTTCTGATTCAGTGCCTACAGGCTATGCCGTTATGCAGGGGCAGACTTTTGATAAAACAACCTATCCCCTGCTTGCAGCAGCTTATCCCTCTGGTGTACTCCCCGATATGCGTGGCTGGACGATTAAGGGCAAACCTGCCAGTGGTCGGGCCGTATTGTCTCAGGAACAGGACGGCATTAAATCGCACACCCACAGCGCCAGCGCATCCAGTACGGATTTGGGGACGAAAACCACATCGTCGTTTGATTACGGCACTAAATCCACGAATAACACTGGTGCACATACCCACAATGTATCTGGTACTGCAAATAGTGCTGGCGCACATACTCATACCGTTCCATTAAGGAGACAAAACAGTGGCGGTATGAATTTCGACTGGCTTGATGGTTCATCAAGGGGCACGATCGTGGGGAATGGAACAGTGCCTTCTTCTGGTGCACACACCCACTCAGTATCAGGCACTGCTGCAAGTGCAGGGGCGCATGCACATACAGTTGGTATTGGCGCTCATACGCACTCTGTTGCGATTGGTTCACATGGACACACCATCACCGTTAACGCTGCTGGTAACGCGGAAAACACCGTCAAAAACATCGCATTTAACTATATTGTGAGGCTTGCATAATGGCATTCAGAATGAGTGAACAACCACGGACCATAAAAATTTATAATCTGCTGGCCGGAACTAATGAATTTATTGGTGAAGGTGACGCATATATTCCGCCTCATACAGGTCTGCCTGCAAACAGTACCGATATTGCACCGTTAGATATTCCGGCAGGCTTCGTGGCTGTTTTCAACAGTGATGAGTCATCGTGGCATCTCTTTGAAGACCATCGGGGTAAAACGGTTTATGACGTGGCTTCCGGCGACGCGTTATTTATTTCTGAACTCGGTCCGTTACCGGAAAATGTTACCTGGTTATCGCCGGAAGGGGAGTTTCAGAAGTGGAACGGCACAGCCTGGGTGAAGGATACGGAAGCAGAAAAACTGTTCCGGATCCGGGAGGCGGAAGAAACAAAAAACAACCTGATGCAGGTAGCCAGTGAGCATATTGCGCCGCTTCAGGATGCTGCAGATCTGGAAATTGCAACGGAGGAAGAAACCTCATTGCTGGAAGCCTGGAAAAAGTATCGGGTGTTGCTGAACCGTGTTGATACATCAACTGCACCTGATATTGAGTGGCCGACTTCACCTGCAGAGTAATCAACGGCGCAGGGATGATATTTTGTGCGTGAAGTGCCTCCCCGACCATTCAGATAGTCGGGGAGGGGTATTGGGGTTATACGCAATCAGTTTTAGTTAAAGACCGAAGCTCTCGAAAAATCTTTCTCCAAAACCAGAATGGAATTGATTGATTTTGATAGGATCTATAACGCCGTTACCTTAAACGGCAAAACCACTCAAAAACAAACTTAATGCATTGAATATAAATGATTAATCATCTAATTCGCTCACCTTCTTATTCAGCAAACGAGAAGCGCGCCAGTAAACCAGCAACATCAGGCCCATTACGATAGTCAGCGTAATGCTGGTGGCTGCACCAAACGGCCAGTCACGAATATTGAGGAACTGTACCTTGATGACGTTACCGATCAGCAGGTTTTTCGCACCGCCCATCAGGTCGGACACATAGAACAGGCCCATCGCTGGCAGCATCACCAGCAGACATCCGGCAATAATCCCCGGCATCGTCAGTGGAATAATGATGCGGATAAAAGTCTGTAACTTGCTGGCACCGAGATCGCGCGCCGCCTCAAGCAACGGCTTATCCAGTTTTTCGATACTGGAGTACAGCGGCATCACCATAAACGGCAGCAGAATGTAAACCAGACCGATAATCACCGCACTGGGCGTGAACATGATACGGATTGGTGTGTCGATAACGCCCAGCCAGAGCAAAAACTCGTTGAGATAGCCTTTGGTGCTGAGGAAAATTTTCAGCCCGTAGATACGAATCAATGAGTTGGTCCAGAACGGAACAATCAGCAGAAACAGCAGCAGCGGACGCACCTTGTGTGGCAGCTTCGCCAGAAACCAGGCAAATGGATAGCCCAGCATCAGGCAGGCGAGGGTGGCGATCAGCGCCATATTCAGCGAGTGCAATAGCACTTCAAAATAGAGCGGATCGAGCAGACGCGTGTAGTTATCCAGCGTAAAGACCATTTTGACGAAACTGGCGTCGTCGCGGGTCAAAAAGCTGGTGCCAATGATCATCAGGTTGGGCAGAAAGACAAACAACACAAGCCAACCGACAATAGTGACAATCACTACATTCTGGAACTTACTTGTGTTCTTCATCAGCCAGTACGACCTCCCAGCTTTCTACCCAATTAATGGCCATTTTTTGGTCGAGAGAGTGGTCAAAGTCAGGATCGTCTTCATTGAAGAATTCGCTGACCATCACCATCTTGCCATTTTCCAGTTCAACAACCGACTCCAGCGTCATGCCTTTGTAGTTACGCTCACGAACGTAACCAATCAGCCCTTCAGCGTGGTTGTCGTCGTTAATCTCTTCAACACGTAAGTCTTCCGGGCGCAGCAGAACATGCAGTTTTTGCCCCGGTTCAACGGCGAAGTTAACGTAGATATTACATTCGCGGCCTTCAACGTTGGCGCGTACGCGCTGCTCGTCGAGTCGCTCGATCACCGTGGCGTTAAACATATTAATTTCGCCAATGAAGCCGGCAACAAACAGGTTTTTCGGCTCTTCGTAGATTTCACGCGGCGTGCCGTCTTGCTCAATGCGACCCTCGCGCATCACCACAATCCTGTCTGACATGGTGAGTGCTTCTTCCTGGTCGTGAGTCACGAAGACGAATGTAATGCCAAGCTTACGCTGTAACGCTTTCAGCTCGTTCTGCATTTGCTTACGCAGTTTGTAATCCAGCGCTGAGAGCGACTCATCCAGCAACAACAGACGAGGCTTGTTAACCACCGCGCGAGCAATGGCGACGCGTTGCTGTTGACCACCAGAGAGCTGATGCGGTTTACGTTGAGCGAAGGTTTCCAGTTGCACCATCCGCAGGGCTTCCATCACGCGGGGCGTAATTTCAGCAGCGGGGGTTTTTTGCATGCGCAACCCAAAGGCCACATTTTCGAACACGGTCATGTGGGGGAAAAGTGCGTAGCTTTGGAAAACAGTGTTCACATAGCGGTTTTCCGCCGGAACGTGGGTGATGTCCTCGTTATCCAGCATGATGCGTCCGGAATCAACAGTTTCCAGACCTGCAATCAGGCGAAGAACGGTTGTTTTACCGCAGCCAGAAGGGCCAAGCAGCGTGAGGAACTCGCCATTGTTGATAGTCAGATCCAGCTGGGGAATGACCTCTTTACCATCAAAGCATTTGCGAATTCCCGCCAATTGCACCAGCGGTGAAAGCGAACTCGGTTGTTTATTCAATTTTTTACTCTGTCCCATGTAAACGCAACGGATGGCTTACCGATGCGGGGTTTGTGGTTAACCACCTTGGTGACTCTTAATGAGGGCGGTAATTCTACGGCAAACCGCTTGAATCGCCAATCTTTGTTGTGAATTACTGGCTTAGCTTTATATTCATTAAGGTAATGCTGATAAATATTCCCGCTTGCAGGGGTAAAAGTGACCTGACGCAATATTTGTCTTTTCTTGCTTCTTAATAATGTTGTCACAAAAAGTGAGGGTGACTACATGGATAAACTACTTGAGCGATTTTTGAACTACGTGTCTCTGGATACCCAATCAAAAGCAGGGGTGAGACAGGTTCCCAGCACGGAAGGCCAATGGAAGTTATTGCATCTGCTGAAAGAGCAGCTCGAAGAAATGGGGCTTATCAATGTGACCTTAAGTGAGAAGGGCACTTTGATGGCGACGTTACCGGCTAACGTCCCTGGCGATATCCCGGCGATTGGCTTTATTTCTCATGTGGATACCTCACCGGATTGCAGCGGCAAAAATGTTAATCCGCAAATTGTTGAAAACTATCGCGGTGGCGATATTGCGCTGGGTATCGGCGATGAAGTTTTATCACCGGTTATGTTCCCGGTGCTGCATCAGCTACTGGGTCAGACGTTGATTACCACCGATGGTAAAACCTTGTTAGGTGCCGATGACAAAGCAGGTATTGCAGAAATCATGACCGCGCTGGCGGTATTGCAACAGAAAAACATTCCGCATGGTGATATTCGCGTCGCCTTTACCCCGGATGAAGAAGTGGGCAAAGGGGCGAAACATTTTGATGTTGATGCCTTCGATGCCCGCTGGGCTTACACTGTTGACGGTGGTGGCGTAGGCGAACTGGAGTTTGAAAACTTCAACGCCGCATCGGTCAATATCAAAATTGTCGGTAACAATGTTCATCCGGGCACGGCGAAAGGAGTGATGGTAAATGCGCTGTCGCTGGCGGCACGTATTCATGCGGAAGTTCCGGCGGATGAAAGCCCGGAAATGACAGAAGGCTATGAAGGTTTCTATCACCTGGCGGGCATGAAAGGCACCGTTGAACGGGCCGATATGCACTACATCATCCGTGATTTCGACCGTAAACAGTTTGAAGCGCGTAAACGTAAAATGATGGAGATCGCCAAAAAAGTGGGCAAAGGGTTACATCCTGATTGCTACATTGAACTGGTGATTGAAGACAGTTACTACAATATGCGCGAGAAAGTGGTTGAGCATCCGCATATTCTCGATATCGCCCAGCAGGCGATGCGTGACTGCGATATTGAACCGGAACTGAAACCGATCCGCGGCGGTACCGACGGCGCGCAGTTGTCGTTTATGGGATTACCGTGCCCGAACTTGTTCACTGGCGGTTACAACTATCATGGTAAGCATGAGTTTGTGACTCTGGAAGGTATGGAAAAAGCGGTGCAGGTGATTGTCCGTATTGCCGAGTTAACGGCGCAACGGAAGTAAGCGAAAAGGGATGCGGCATGTGATGCCGCATCCGGCTTAAATCCAAACTTACCCTTCGAAGAACCAATACCCGCTATTGACCAGCGCCTCGAGCATCGCGAGGAATGACGGATCTTCCAGCGCATCGCCAAAATTCTCCGCAGTCAGCGCAATGTTGCTGGCGAGTGCATCCAGTGCCGGACGGTGCGGGGAATCGATCTTCTCACCATTGGCATACACGTCGTCGCCAATGCGCAATACGCGCAGACCACCCAGGCGCACCAGCACATCACCTTGTTTCAGCGCATCGTAGATTTCATCTGGCTGATAAGGCGGTTCCGGCGGCGCGATATCCAGTTCATGACGTGACTGGGATATAAACTCGCCAAACCATTGCTTAAAGTGTTCCGGCTGGTTGATCAATTCGAGCATCATCTCACGCAGTTTATCCATCTCTTGAGGCAGAACATCCGCAGGATGAGCGCGAGGTGGAACATCAGGATCGCTGTAGTAGTTGCCGCCCAGTTCACGTTGCAGCACATAATCGGCAAATCCACTAATCAGTTCCCGCGTATTTGGCGCGCGAAAGCCCACGGAATAGTTCATCGCATTTTCCAGCGCGTAGCCTTCATGCGGGAATCCTGGCGGAATATAAAGAATATCACCAGGCTCCAGCTCTTCATCGATGATGGCTTCGAACGGATCGACCTGTAACAGATCCGGATGTGGGCAGTGCTGTTTCATTTGCAGCTTTTCGCCCACTCGCCAGCGACGACGTCCGGTACCCTGAATGATAAACACGTCGTACTGATCGAGATGCGGGCCGACGCCGCCGCCAGGTACAGAAAAAGAAATCATCAGATCATCAATACGCCAGTCCGGTAGTTCACGGAACGGTCGCATCAGCGCGGCGGTCGGCTCATGCCAGTGGTTCACTGCCTGTACCAGTAATGACCAGTTGGTTTCACCGAGATGATCGTAGCTTTCGAACGGGCCGTGGCTGACCTGCCATTTGCCATCCTGGTGACTGACCAGTCGACTGTCAACTTCGCTTTCCATCGCCAGACCCGCCAACTCGTCTGGAGAGATCGGGTCAATAAAATTATTAAAGCCGCGTTTTAACACCACCGGGCGTTTCTGCCAGTGACGTTCAAGAAAATCGGGCCAGTTAAGAGTGAGTTGGTATTCCATGTTAAGCATCCACAGGCTGGTATCTGCAACCGATTATAACGGATGCTTAACGTAATGCGTGAAGTATGGGCATATTTTATCAATTAGTGTTTTTTGCCGTTTCATAATGTTTCAGGTTGTGCATTATGTTTTTGATTATCAACAGATTTGTGATTTTCCTTGTTCCAGCTTGTTTCACGTTGTAGCCCTTTGTGCAACGATCGGTGTAGTCACTGGTGTAGTCACTTTTTCGTAAAGAGGGGGTAAAACGTGAGCAGAGCAATGAACAAACTGAGCGATACCTTGCTAAGGAAACTTCATGGTAAGCCAGCGGAGAAAAACACGTTTTATAGTGATGGCGGAAACTTGAGCGTGAAATATTTAACATCAGGGAAATTGACCTGGTATTTCACTTACAGGGCCGGAACGGGAAGGGGGGCACCACCGGAACGCATTAAGCTGGGAAATTATCCTGATCTGAGTCTGAAATCAGCCAGGGAAAAAGCCGCCCAGTGTCGCGCATGGCTGGCTGAGGGGAAAAATCCACGTCATGAGATGAATTACACCGTACAGGAAGCGTTAAAGCCGGTAACGGTTGGTGATGCGCTCACCTACTGGCTTGAGTCGTACGCAAAGGAAAACCGTGTGGATTATGACCCACTGAAAAAGCGGCTAAATAATCACGTAATACAGCACATTGGCCCTATGCCGCTGGATAAATGCGAGCTACGGCACTGGCTGGCCTGTTTTGATCGGGTGGCAAAGCAAGCCCCTGTTTCCGCCGGGTTCCTGCTACAGACATGCAAGCAGGCGCTTAAGTTCTGCCGGAAGCGGCGCTATGCAATCAGCAACGTTCTTGATGATATGAGTGTGGCGGACGTTGGGAAAAAACCGGATATAAGCGAGCGTGTCTTAAGCAACAAAGAACTTGGCGAATTATTGCAGGCACTGGACAAAAAAATATTCTCCCCCTACTACATCGCGCTAATCCGCCTCCTGATTGTGTTCGGATGCCGGACGGTCGAACTTAGGTTATCGGAGATCGGCGAGTGGGATTTTACCGAAATGCTCTGGACTGTTCCGAAGGAGCACAGCAAAACGAAGGTAGCCATATTCCGGCCCATACCGGAAGCGATAATGCCGTTCGTCACGCAGCTGGTGGAGCAGAACAGGCACACGGGCTTATTGCTGGGGGAAGTGAAACAGGAAACCAGCGTGTCGCAGTACGGCAGATTAGCGCACAGGAGGCTTAAACACCCTCACTGGTCACTGCATGACATCCGGCGCACCTTTACAACCATGCTGAACGATTTAGGCGTTGATCCGCATGTCGTGGAGCAGCTTACAGGCCACCAGATGCCAGGAATGCAGCGAGTTTATAATCATTCCCGTTATCTGGATGCGAAACGCAATGCGCTGGATATGTGGACGGAGCGGTTAGGGATACTGGCGGGAACACATGAAAACGTAACCACGCTACCAGTAGCCAGAAGAAAATAATTTTTTTCGTGTTTTTTCAGTATGCGCATACTGGATATGCGAACAGATACAACGTGCAACAATGAGCAACAATGTGGAACAACTACGAACAAGAGGCGAAAAAGCGTACGGATTTATAAGTAGCTGATTTTTAATGTGTTACTGGTTTTTTATACACTAGCGAATCACTCTTTAAAGAGCGAGAAAAAAGGCATGGAACAATATTTTATGCCTTTGTATTAACATGAATTTAAAAGATTTTATTCTTACTTTTTCATTTTCTGTAAATCATACATCCTCAGTATTTGCCATTCATCACTCTAGCGGGAACAATACGACACAATAAGACACCTGATGACTCTTTAAGAAACGAAAGGGGGCAATAGTGTTAAGCACTGATCGGTTTATACGTGAAAAAGAATGCGAAAAACTAACCGGCCTTAGCCGTACGTGTCGCTACCGCCTGGAAAAGGCCGGACAATTCCCATCACGTCGTAAACTTGGCGGTCGTTCCGTTGGCTGGTCTTTATCCGAGGTTCTGGCCTGGAAGGATAGCTGCAAGGCAGTTCATTAATCACGCTGGCGGCACGCAGCCGCCACACATCAATCATCTGAACACAGAGCTATAACCATGAAGATTGAATATACGCCAGAACGTGGGCGGGGATTTGTTCGCCCTGGTGAGACTGGAAAACCACAAAATTGGGGTTTTTCAGGCATAAAAAAAGCGGCCCCGAAATGGAGCCGCCTTTCTGAACAGATAACCCGCTGCGCCTTATGTGTATGTGATCCCAAACATAAGCACGGGGATGATAGCCGCTATCAGGCTGGTGGGCAATGCAATCAGTCTGGTTCAGTTCGTTGCCATACCTGCAATGAGCGCTTTTCCCTATACTCTTTAAGGAATTGCTCAAGGGCAAAAGCACATGGCGCGAATCTTTCTGATTCATGCTCTATCTTTCTGCGCCGTCTTTTCCGTGCCGGTGATAATGTTTTGGTCAATTCTTTATCGGTCATTGTGTTGTCCTGCATAGCAATGCGCCGTAATACCTCACACCACGGCGCTGATAGTTTTTATCCTTTGGGTTCTATGCCGCGCCGCTTTAGTTCAGTGCGCCCCAACTCTTTAAGCCAGTTGGCTAGGCTTATGCCGTCGCTCTGTGCTTCTTTGTCGAATTGCTCTTTTAGCTCTGGAGAAATTCGCATTCTGAATTGTGGGGATTGCCCGTCCCCTTTAGGGCTTTTATCGCGTTTGATTGTTGACAAGTGGCCACCTATTGAATTAGCCTTTCCATTGTTAGGTGGCCACCTTAACACAAGAGCACTTAAAAAAGCAAAGCCCCGCAAGTGTCATTACCACTCGCAGGGCTTCTAACCAACAACGTAAACTAGGAGCCGTTATGGTTGCCGTAAATCATATACCACACCTTGTACACACACAAACGGCCTTTGTGTGGCGTTTTCTGGCCCTGAGTGCCGGAGAATCTCAAATCATCCACGTAACCGCCTGGACGGAACGCGAAGCGCGTAGCCGTTGCCCGTCCGGTTGTGTTGCTGTATTCGCTGCAAAAATCCGCCAGGGAGAAACCTATGCACAATAAAACCACACCGGACGCAGCAGCCGCCGCGCTCACTACGCTGATGCACGCGCTTATTGATATTGAATGCACGGCAGAGCTTGCGCAGGGAGAAGAACAGAAAGACCGGACACAGTTCGCCCTGGAATGTATCCGATACATCGCAACGCGGTCACTGAATGACGCTAAAAATATTCTTGTTGCCGATTGTGAAAATGGGGGGGGTTATGCGTGATGATCGTTTTAATTCCCTGAAACAGGAATTTTCCGGCGTTCCTGATGGTGCGGCTGATGCGCTTTCGTCAATGCCAGAACTTATTAGAGCGGCTTTTTTCTTACTTTCCACGAGAGAATATAAATCAACGGGCTTGATGTACTGAATATCGCCGCCGATTATGCTGATTTCGTGACAGAGGTTATTTTAAGAAAAACGACGGATGGGGATTAATATGCGTGATATTTACCACGAAACAATAGACCGCGCATTTCTTGCACTTTCTCACAGTGAAAACATGCTGGAAATATTGCGCATATGGCTTGAAACACTTGGCGACAATGAACGCGACAAACAAAAATCAAGAATTGCCACGGCATTAATAACGCTTCTTGAGCCTGTAATAATGGAACTGCAAGAAATAGATCTATTGCACGACGGATATAAAGAACAGCACACCGGAGAATAAAAATAATGAAACTTAAATATTCTGGCTTAACTGCCAGTGGCAACACTCACCCTAAATTTACGCGCGGTGATATTTACCGCGACCATTACGGCGGCACGGTAATGATTAAGGGCGTGGAAGAACGGCGCGTAACCTACCGCCGTGAAGGTTACGAATATGATTGCGTGATGCCTGTTTATCAGTTCCGGCGTGATTTTTCTCTGGTACAGACCGCGCCGCATAACGTGCCCACCAGCAACGCCAGGGCACGGGCAAACATCCAGAAGCTGAAAACCATGATTAACGGATTCAGGGGCAAGAAATGAAAAGCGCACCGAACTTAAAAAAACAGCCTTACGACAAGATGACCGAAGCCATTATTTTTGCGGGTAGTGATGCCTGGGCACATGCGAAACAGTGGCAGGAACAGGACGGGCGACTGGCTGGCGATAATGTGCCTCCCGTTGTGCTGGCTGATGATCAACTGGATGAACTGGCAGACCTGAGAATCATCGACGAGGGGCGCTATTGTGTCCGGCTGTACAAGGCAGGCCACATCAGGCCATCAAATATTAATGCCATTGCGCACAAGCTGGCGGCGGCGGGTGTAACTGATGCGAATTATTACCCCGAAGGGATGCACAGCCATATGCGGGAGAACTGGCGCGAATACCTGGAACGGGTGCGCGGGAAAGAGCCGGCGGAAGAAAAAAACCACCAGCGAAAAACCACGCTACCGATGAGCGTTGGATCTACCGGATACGACACGCAACTGGATTACGTGGTTAAGGGGATTATTCCGGCGGTATCGCTATGCAGCATATACGGGGCTAGCGGGTCCTATAAATCATTCCTTGCCGGATCGTGGGCGTGCCATGTTGCCACTGGTCGCCAGTGGGGAGGCCGCAGGGTTGCACATGGTGCGGTTCTCTATGTGGTTGGTGAAGGCGGTATAGGTGTTCCGCGTCGTGTAAAAGCCTGGGAGGTTGTGCACGATGAGCAGGTGAAAAATCTGTATCTGGTAAACCGCCCCATCTTTCCGGCTGCCCCGCTTGATGTTGATGAAATGGTTATCGCTGCCCGTCAGGTGGAGCGGGAAACGGGTAAACCTGTACGCATGATTATTCTGGATACGCTGGCGCGTTGCTTTGGTGGGAATGATGAAAATGATTCCCGTGATATGGGGGCGTTTATCCGTGGTTGTGACGAACTGAAACGACGCACAGGGGCCACGGTGCTGGTGGTTCACCATTCCGGCAAGGATGAGACGAAAGGCGCGCGCGGTTCCAGTGCATTTCGTGCTTCGCTGGATGCTGAATACCGGATACGCAGGGAGGACGCAGGAAGCGAAGCGCTGGTTATCTCATGCACCAAAATGAAGGACGCGGAGGAACTCAAAGAAGCCGCATATGACTTACGCGTGGTGGAGCTTTTTACCGACGCTGACGGTGAATTAATCACGTCGCTGGTGGTGGTGGATGATCCGCGCCCTCCTGTTGAACTGGAGCGCATCGAGGAGGCAGGGAACAAGACGGAAAACCATACCGCGCTATGGGGGTGCATCCGTTCACGCACACAGAACGGCGACAAGTGCACGATCCAGATGTTACGTGATGACATGAAAAAGCTGGGGTATGAAATGAAAAACTTCCGGCGCTGGCTGTACAAGCTGGAAAAAGATGGGGTTATTCGTATCGATGGGGATGATGTAGCGCCGCTATAAAAGTGAGGAGCAAAAGCGAGGGGATAGAAAGAGGGCCAAAATTAGCCCGCTCCCCCTCACTTTTCGACCTGTATACATCCTCAAAAGTGAGGGGTAAAAAAATACTTATGAAACATACACATAGAAAAACCGAAAATCCCAACTGCGACGAAGTGAGACGCTTGAAAAAGTGAGGCGAAAAAGTGAGAGGTTGCGAGAAATGACCCAAAAACGCAGAGACAGAACAGAGCCAAAATATAAAGCGTTAGACATGACTGAGCACACCTTAAAGGTGGCAATCAGAACGATAGACCGCCACACGCGGGAAGGATACGCGAAGGAACATCCCGACCTGATAAGCGCATTCATGACCACGGCGGCGGCAAACTTTGCCACGCTGACAGAACGGGAGATTGCCGAAGCGGAACAGGTAACAACAATCAACGTTAAAACCGGAGAGTTGGAATCATGAGCGAACCAAAATTTGGTGAAAAACTTTACAAGCACAACGGACGGATCACGATTCAGCAAATAAGCGCAGCTACACCAGGCTGGTGGGTTGAAACAGACGAAGGATCCTCACCCGTGGCATCATGGGCGCTTTGTGTGCTTAGTTACCCTGACCGCGATGTGTATCAGGATATTCTTCCTGTGATATCCACTGATAAAGGCATGAAGCCCGTGGACATCAAAAACATGGGTTTTCAGTGCGTAATGCTCACTGAAAAAATGATGGAAGAGATGAAAAAGAACAACGCCGGATCGCTTCACTGAGGTGGCAATATGACAGCACAAATTGCAGCTTACGGGCGGCTGGTGGACGACCCGCAGGTAAAACAGACCAGCAAGGGTACACCGATGACGCTGGCGCGTATGGCGGTATCGCTGCCATGCAGCCAGGCTCAGGATGGACAGGCGACGTTATGGCTATCGGTCATCGCATTTGGTAAGCAGGCCGACTTCCTGGCTAAACATCAAAAAGGCGACGTTGCCAGCGTATCCGGCACGATGCAGGTCAGCCAGTGGACCGGACAGAACGGGGAAACGCGGCAGGGTTATCAGGTTATTGCAGACAGCGTAATCAGTGCCCGTGCGGCACGTCCTGGTGGGAGCCGACGCAAGACCACAGGCACACAGGGTAATCAGCCACCAGCGGGAGGCGATGACCCTTACGGTGATGATATTCCGTTCTGAGGGGTGGGGACGATGGTACATGACCGCATAGCGGAAGAACTGGAGGCGAAAGGCTTTTACCGGAGAGCGTCGGCGCGATGGGGTGAAGTCATGCAACTGGTGGAGACAGACAAGGAACGGCATCACATCACGATGCGACGGCTGGAATGTTCCAGGAAGGCACAGAGGCCACCGGAGCCGCCGGATAATTACGGAGACCTGAAAAAGGCGGTCGATCGCACTTATGCCGAAATGGGTATGGATGGTGCTGGTGATGAAATATGGCGAAATTACCAGGACAGATAATCACACAGCCGGAGCAATCCGGCTTTTTGTCATGTTTTGTAAATTATTTGTTCGTGGTTGTTCCACGTTGTTCGCTGACCGGATCGGCATATTTTACCCGAACTGAATCATGATTATTCTCGCCCGTGGTGCCAGGACGCTGGGGCCACTTTCCCGCCTGTTAATGTGCTCGCCAATATTCATTACCAGGCGGGAAAACGATCGGTGCGATTGCTGATTTCCTTATGAAAAACGGTTGAGTGTTTGCCGCGTCCTGGAGTTCCTTACTTAACTGCAGGACTTTTTTTATGCCGAGAATAATCGAATTACGCCAGCAGAAAACCGCCATTAAAAATCAGATGCGCGACATGCTGGAGAACGCGGAAAAAGAAAACCGCAGCCTTAACGATGCTGAGGGCGCAAAATTTGACGAATTACGCGCTAAAGCTGAATCACTCGATAAAGACATCTCCCGCCTTGAGGCCGTTGCTGACGAAGAGCGCAGTAAACCAGGCAAAAACAGCCAGACCACTGACCCCGCCGAACTACGTCACTACATTCTGACAGGTGAAACCCGCGCATTGAGTACAGGCGTTCCCGCTGATGGTGGTTATACCGTTATCCCCGAACTGAACACCGAAATCATGCGAATGCTGACGGATGAATCCACCATGCGCCGCATCTGTACCGTGAAGAAAATCAGCAGCAACGAGTTTAAGCAGCTTGTTTCCGCTGGCGGTGCGACCGTTAACCACGGTGAAGAGGGTAAGGCACGCGAACAGACCAGCACCCCGCAGATTAACGAGGTGAGCATTAAGCTGTATCCGGTCTATGCGTACCCGCGCACCACGCAGGAAATCGTGGATTTTTCCGATGTGGACATCCTTTCATGGCTGACGGGCGAGATTGGCGACACCTTCACGGAAACCGAAGAAAGCGATCTGGTTGTGGGCGACGGTGACAAAAAAGCAAAAGGCTTTTTATCCGTACCCCGTGCAGAGAAGAACGACAAAGAGCGTGATTTTGGTACGTTGCAGGTAATTAAACCTTCCGAATCTCTGGCGTGGACATCTGCGGACCCGCTGATCGACCTGAAATTTGCATTACGTAAAAAATACCGCAAAAACGCGGTCTGGGTGGTTAACTCCACGACGGAGGCAAAACTCCAGAAGGTGAAGAACGCGAACGGTGATTACATCTGGCGTGACCGTTTACAGGCGGGTGATCCTGATACGTTGCTGGGCCTTCCGGTCGAATATCTGGAGTTTATGCCGGATAACGTTATTGCCCTGGGTGACTTCAAACGCGGTTACTACATTGTTGATCACGAAACAGGTGTTCGCACCAGACCGGACAACCTCACAGAGCCGGGCTTCATCAAAATTTTCGCGCAGAAATATTTAGGCGGTGGCGTGGTGGATTCGAACGCGATCAAGATTCTGGAACTGCCACAGGACGACGATTAATAGCATACAGAAGGGCTTAAAAGCCCCTTTAGTGTTTTATGGGTGAAAAAATTATGAAGAGTATGGAAATCCGGTCATCGGAAATCACCACCAGCGGAGCCGGTACGCTGACGGGCTACATTGTTCGCTGGGATAAGCTTTCAGAACTGTTATGGGGTGAGTTTTACGAAAAATTCCAGCGGGGGGCGTTTACTGAATGGCTTGCGGCGGGTAATGACGTTCGCGGCCTGTATGAGCATGACCACAGCATGTTACTGGGGCGCACCCGTTCCGGCACGCTGAAACTGGAAGAGGACGAAACAGGGTTACGCTTTGAACTGACCCCACCGGATACCAGTACAGGGCGCGACGTTATCGAACTGGTTAAACGAGGTGATATATCCGGCATGAGCTTTGGCTTTCGTTCCCGTAAGGATGTATGGGATACCACAACAGATCCATGCGTGCGCACCGTGCTGGTGGCGGAACTGTACGAAATTACCGTTACATCCGTACCGGCTTACCCTGATTCCGACGTGGAGCTGGCCCGCCGTTCCCTGTATGAGCAGCACCCCGAAAAAATGCCGCGTGCGGATAATCGCCGCTGGTGGGCGGATTTAGCGGGGGTGTGATATGTGGCCTTTCAGAAGAAAAAAAGAGCAGCGCAGCATGACGCTTGATGAGTTTATGGCGCTGGCTGGCACATCGAACACGGGGCGGGTGAGTACGTATCATCGGGGACAGCGGAATCACTGCCCGCCGTCATGAACGCCGTGACGGTCATCTCTGAGGCGGTGGCTACCATGCCGTGTTACCTGTACCTGGTACGCAATGAGAAGGGGAAGGAGGCCCGCGAGTGGCTTGATTCTCATCCGGTCGATCACATCCTCAACGAGCGCCCGAACGCATGGCAAACCCCCTACCAGTTTAAGCGAATGATGATCCGCCACTGCCTGTTAAACGGTAATGCTTATGCGGTGATTCAGTGGGGGCGTGATGGTTTTCCGGTCGCTTTGCATCCTTACCCGCCGCAGTCGGTGAACGTTGAGCAGACAGGTGAGCATAACTGGCGCTACTGCATCACTGACGCCTACACCGGAAACACCCGCAACTATTTACCGTGGGAGGTTCTCCACCTTCGTTACTCCACGGATGACGGTTTTATGGGGCGCTCACCTGTAACCATCTGCCGCGAATCGCTGGGGCTTGGGCTGGCCCAACAACGCCACGGCGCGAGCGTGATGCGTGATGGCATGATGGCGGCAGGGGTTATCACGTCAGGCGAATGGCTGGACGGCGTGAAGGGCAAACAGGCATTAGCCGCGCTGGAACGCTACAAAGGGGCCAGAAACGCCGGAAAAACGCCCATCCTTGAAGGGGGTATGAGCTATCAGCAGCTGGGCATGAGTAATCAGGATGCTGAATGGCTGGCCTCCCGTCGCTTCACCATTGAAGACATCGCCCGAATGTTCAACGTCTCGCCGATTTTTTTGCAGGAATACAGCAACAGCACCTACAGCAATTTCAGCGAGGCAAGCCGCGCATTTCTCACCATGACGATGCGCCCGTGGCTGGCGAACTTTGAGAAGCAGATAAAAAACGCCCTGCTGGTGGCCTCGCCTGTACCTGGTATCCGGTATCAGGTGGAGTTTGACAGCGCGGACCTGTTACGGGCCACACCTGGCGAACGCTTTGCCACCTATGAACGCGGCATCAAATCCGGCGTTATGTGCCCGAACGAAGCCCGCGAACGTGAAGGGCTGTCCCCGCGTGATGGTGGTGATGAGTTCAGCCAGGCATGGAAACAGGAAGTAAAAATCAGCGAGGGAGAAAAACCGGAATGAACATAGGGCGACTGCGTGACAGGGTAACGATTCAGACCCTGAAACAGACCAGAGCCATGACGGGCGAAATACTCGAAACGTGGGTGGACGGTCACACACTCTGGGCAAGCGTGAACATGATCAGCAGCAAGGAGGCCATTTCATCGGGTGCAGAACTGGCGACTGGAACGGTAAGGGTATGGATACGCTACAGGAAGGACATCAACGCCACCAGCCGGATAAAGGTCAATACGGGGCCGCTGGCGGGGCGTGTACTGAATATCATCGGGCAGCCGCTGCCGGATGCCGCCAGGACACGCCTTGAAATTCTTTGTCGTGAGGGCGCGGAAAAATGACAGAAGAACTTATCACCCTGGAAGAAGTGAAACTCCATTGCCGCATCGATGGCGACGAGGAAGACCAGTTAATCAGCGGATACATTGCCGCATCGCTTGAGGCGTGCCAGATACACATAGGCAGGCGCTTTGATGACGGGCTGGAGTTCACGCCAGCCATAAAGATTGGCTGCATGATGTTTATCGCTCACCTGTATGAAAATCGCCAGATTGTCGCGGATAACGCAAAAACACGCGTACCCATGACGATTGGTGTACTCTGGACGGCTTACCGTGATGTGGGGGTGTACTGATGCCGTGGCAACCATTAAGACGATGCACAGAACCAGGCTGTAACAGGCGCGTGAAGTCCGGCAAGTGTGAGGAGCACAGGCGGGCGGCATGGCGTGCAGAGGATGCCAGACGAGGACACCGCCGCGCGCGTGGGTACTCCAGACAGTGGGACAAATACCGCGCCATGTATCTGAGTAAAAACCCGTTATGCGTGCGATGCCTTGAGAAGGGGATATATACGCCCGCCGTGGTGGTGGATCACATTATCCCGATTAATGGCGGTGATGATGTTCTCTTCTGGCCCGAATGGAACCATCAACCATTGTGTCAGGCGTGCCATAACCAGAAAACGAAATGGCTTGATCCGGCAACAAAAAGTAAGCGTGCCGCAGGTGGATTTCGTGAAGAGGAAGAACGGGCCGCTAACCGCAATAACTGGATGTATGACGCTGATGAATGAGCGGGAACAAAACCGCCTTATCCGTGGACTTATAAGGCAGCGTGACGCATGGAAGACACAGGAAACAGGGCATAAAGATAAAGCGTCAGGACGCGCAGAACGCATCACAGCGAAGCGATTAACCGACCGTGACCGCGAGGTTATGGAATGTTTCCGCAATCGCTGATGAGGCTGTATGACGGGGTGGGGGGCGTTTTCAGGACAAACCCGACCCCGCCGGGCACCGACCGCCTCCTCAAATTTTTATGCACGGGAATTTTTTGAAAAATAATCTGGCGAAAAAATAAGCATGGCAAGACCACCGAAAGCCCCCGCCTACCTGGATGATATCGCCGTGAAGCAGTGGCGGGAAAAATCGCGGCAGCTTGCGGAACGGGGTGACCTGACTCCCGCCGACTGGAGCAATCTGGAACTGTATTGCGTCAATTACTCGATATACCGGAAAGCCGTCGCAGACCTTGCGGCGCGCGGGTTCAGCATTGTTAACAGTCAGGGCGGAGAGAGCAGAAACCCCACATTAAGCGCGAAATCCGACGCGGAAAGAGTGATGATAAAAATGGCCTCCTTGCTCGGTTTTGACCCGATAAGCCGCCGTAAAAATCCACCGGAAACAGAAGAAGAGGACGAGCTTGACCGCCTGGAATAAGTACGCAGAAGACGTAAAAACGGGCAAAATTCCGGCCTGTAAACGGCTGAAACAGGCCGTTAAACGGTACTTTTCAGACCTTAAAAGCCCCCTTTACACGTTCGATCGTGAGGTTGTGGATCGGTTTATTGCCTTTTCCAGGGTGTGCCCGCACGTAAAAGGGCCGATGCGTGGCAGACCCATTGAGCTGGAGCCGTGGCAGCAGTTCGCCTTTGCGTGCATCCTCGGCTTTAAGGTTAAGGCCACCGGACGGCGCAAATATACGAGCGCCTTTATCGAAGTGCCGCGCAAAAATGCGAAATCAACGACCGCCGCGATTCTGGCTAACTGGTTTCTGATTATGGAGAACGGTCAGCAGGATATCTACACCGCAGCGGTGAGCCGTGACCAGGCGCGGATCGTCTTTGATGATGCGCGTCAGATGTGCCTTTTATCCCGACCGTTACGCAGGCGGGTGAATATTCAGGCGCATAAGGTGATACACCCGAAAAGCAACAGCCTGTTAAAGCCGCTGGCAGCAAAAGCGGCAACCATCGAGGGAACAAACCCCAGCCTTTCCATCGTGGACGAATACCACTTGCACCCCGATAACGGCGTTTATTCCGCGCTTGAGCTGGGGATGGGCGCACGTCCCGAAGGGCTGTTATTTGCCATTACCACATCAGGCAGCAACGTCGTTTCAGCCTGTAAGCAGCACTATGATTATTGCTGCCAGATCCTGGACGGCGAAGAGGTTAACGATTCAATTTTTGTACTGATTTACGAACTGGACGACGAAAACGAGGTTGATGATCCGGCGATGTGGATAAAGGCGAACCCTAATATTGATGTTTCCGTGGATCGTGAAAAACTGGCCTCAACCATCCAGAAAGCGCGGGGTATTCCGTCGCAGTGGGTGGAGATGATGACAAAGCGATTTAATATCTGGTGTCAGGGGACTACCCCGTGGATGGGTAACGGCGCATGGGCTGAGTGTGCCGGAACGTTCACGGAGGAAGATTTACACGGCTAGGAGTGTTACGCGGGGCTGGATTTATCATCCACAAGCGATATTTCCAGCGTGTGCTATGCCTTTCCGGTAGGTAAAACCATTATGCTGGTTTCCCGTCATTATCTGCCGGAGTTCCAGCTACAGAACCCCGCCAATAAAAACCGCGCCATCTATCGTCAGTGGGCTAAAGCAGGCTGGATACGCACAACGCCTGGCGACTGCATTGATTACGACCGGATCAGAGATGACATCATGCAGGACGCGGAGAAATTTAATATCAGGCTGGTGGGCTTTGATACGTGGAACGCCACGCATCTCAGAACGCAATTACAGGGGGCAGGTTTTGAGGTGGAGCCGTTCCCGCAAACCTACCTCAGATTAAGTCCGGCGGCGAAATCGTTCGAAGTTTTTGTTAACCGCAGGGTGATTGTGCATCGTGGCGATCCGGTGTTGTCCTGGTCGATGAGTAACGTCGTGATGCAGAGTGACGCGAACGCCAATATCAAGCCGAACAAGAAAAAATCACCGAACAAGATAGACCCGAGCGTGGCGGCGCTGATGGCGTTTGGTACATTCCAGGCAGAGCATGAGGATTTTGCTTTTGATATAAGCGACAGCCACCGCCAGAAACTGGAAGAATTTAGCGGGGTGTAATGAGGTCAGCAGCATGACAGAAGCCGAAATAACGGGATTAATCCGCCGCGTTGCCGGAATCAGCCAGCAGGCTGACGAACAGGCCACGCAGCCGGACAGCGTGACAGCCGAAAACTATGCGCGTGTTGTTGCTGAGGTGATGCGCCGTGATGGTATAGAACTTAATGGCGTGGATATGCGCAACATACGAACCAGAGTTCTTGAGTTGCAGGCCTACCGTCGCCGCGTGGAGATGTATCGGGAGAAGGAGAAAATAACGTACCACTGGAAGAAGCCGGAGCGGTTGCGGCGGTAACTGGTTGATATTCCCGACGGCCCAAAAATGGGTTGGCTACACCCCTCACAACTACGACATTTTCGCAGTTTAATTAATGATCAGCTTAATCGCTAACCCGCTGATATTTTCGGAAACCTCAATTTGAGGAAGTCGGCGCGGTAACTCGCTGAACTTTAAGCAAAGCGCAAAATTGCGCTTGCTGAATAATCATTATGATTACGCAGATGATTAAGGAATGACCGAAGGCGGAAATTCGCCTGTGGTTAATGGGGGAGTTGCAGATCTGCAACTCGACCATGAAACTACGGAAACTACCCGTAGTTTGGGTAGTAAGAGTAACACCCAGATTTTGGGGCTTACTCGTGATACCCAAATTGGGGGTATCAGTGGCAACCATAACGACTTTCGTTACGGTTGATGCTTTTACCCCATTGGGGAAAGGTATTACGATAATCATAACACCTACCGAACAGGTAAAGCCCACCAGCCTGATTAACGTTTAACCGGAAAAAAATTCCGGTAGGTGGGGATCCCCATATAGACATTAACGCCCCTCATGAATTGGTGCGCTTCCCCTGGAAAGATGATCCGCCTGTATATTTCTTGTGTCTATTTGTTCCACGTTGTTTCATACGGTGCACCGAACGGTGTAGTTAATGGTGTAGTCAATTTGCGATTTTTGGCACTTTTTTCAGTGCAGATTATTTAATTAAATCAATGGTTTGTCTTGATATGGTGATAAAAGGACATATTTATTCATCTTTCGGCGCAGAATGCTGGCGACCAAAAATCACCTCCATCCGCGCACCGCCCAGCATGCTCTCTCCGGCGACGATTTTACCCTCATATTGCTCGGTGATTTCGCGGGCTACCGCCAGCCCTACACCTTGCCCAGGGCGTAAAGTATCAACCCGTTGACCACGGTCGAAAATGACCTCTCGCTTGCTTAATGGAATACCGGGGCCATCATCCTCGACCACAATATAGAGATGCTCGTCGGTTTGCCTTGCAGAAATTTCGACAAACTCGAGGCAATATTTACAGGCATTATCCAGCACGTTGCCCATCACCTCGACAAAATCGTTCTGCTCACCGACAAAGCTGATCTCTGGCGAAATATCGAGAGAGATATTGACCCCTTTGCGTTGATACACTTTGTTCAGCGCTGAGGTGAGATTGTCCAGCAGTGGGGCGACCGGATGCAGCTCGCGGCTGAGCAATGTCCCGCCGCGCATACTGGCACGATGCAGGTAGTAGCCAATTTGCTGTGAAATGCGGCTGATTTGCTCCAGCATTACCGGCTCAGCATCACTGACGCTCATCTTTTCACTACGCAGAGAACGCAGCGTACTTTGCAGCACCGCCAGTGGCGTTTTCAGACTATGGGTCAGGTCGGTGAGCGTCGTACGGTATTTGTCGTAACGTTCGCGTTCACTTTTTAACAATCGGTTCAGGTTTCGTACCAGACTGGTCAGTTCTCGCGTTGTGGCTGGATTGAGCAATTCGCGGTTATGTTCTTCCAGTTCGCGGACTTCTTTTGCCAGGGCTTCGATGGGGCGTAAACTCCACCAGGCGGCGACCCACAGCAGCGGGATCACTAACAGCAGATTGGCTGAGAGCACATAGATAAACCAGCTCCAGACCATATAGGAACTTTTTAGCTCCACCGGAATGGTATCCACCACCACAATGGTTAATTTTGGCATCCGCGATGTTGCCGGGTAGACGTTTACTGCCACCGAGTGGGTCATCTCCGCGTCGTCATCATCTTCCCGCACTTCCTGCAACTGTTGCTGTATCGAATGATCTCCACTCAGCAAGAGGCTGGTATCGTTAACATCCGCTTCAATTTCATGAAAACCATTCGATTTCAGCCAGTCAGGCTGGATCATCTTCATCAGCCAGGGCACGTCACGTTGCGCCCATAAAAGCTGCCCGTTCTCATCATAAATTAGCGTCATGGTGGGGCTTTGCTTGTCGATATTTTCGGGTAACTCGACATGCAACTTATTGTTTTCCCACTTCGCAAGGGTATAGAACAGATTGCTCTCGCCACGTAACAGCCGAAACGTAGTTTTATCGAAACTGACGCTATAACCGATCAGCGCGACCATTCCGTAGGCAAGCGAAAGCACCAGTACTACCGCAGCGGTTGCCAACAGAAAACGTACCCGCAGCGAGAGCGGGAAAAAAAGACGCAGTAATTTTTTCAT